AATTGCTTTAGTGCCACCACCAACTTTTGCGTTATTGATGGTCAATCCATAAGACCCGGATGCACCGCCAGCAAGCGTCAAAATATCAGACGGCGAACTCGTCCCGATGCCGAGGTTGCCGGAAGTGTCAAACCTTGCAGCCTCAACGCCGCCCTCCGTAAACGCAATCGTGTCTGCGGCGGGGAAGAAGATGCCGGTGTTGGTGTCGCCGGTCGTGGTGATAGACGGGGCTGCGGCAGAACCAGCAGCGAAGGTGGCTATGCTGGAAGCGGTAAGCGTAGTGAAGGTACCCGCCGCGGCTGACGAACCACCGATCGTGGTGCCGTCGATCGTGCCGCCGTTGATGTCCACGAAGTCATCCATGTAGATGACATCAGTGCCGTTGACGTAAAGGTGCGCCTTGCGGCCGTTCGGGACCGTGATGCCCGTTCCCGCCGAAGTCTTGACCGTAATGCTCTGGCCGCCGGTCGTGTTGTTCTGGACGATGTACTGCTTCTGGATCGTCGGGACCACGAGCTCCCGAGTCCCCGTCAAACTCAGCGCGGAAGTGACGTTCAATACCAGCGCACGGGCAGTCTGTGCCGAGTTGGTGTCCGTGTAGGTCAACGTCAGATTGGCATCCGAAAGGTAGTTCGGGTTGCCATAGCCGATGATGGCCTGCTCGAGCGCGGTGCCGAGATTGGTGTTGGTGATCGTACCCCAAGTGCCGGAGTTCTCGCCGGTCGCTTGAAGCTCGATCTTCAGGTTTGTTGAATACGAACTAGGCATGTGAGTGTCCCTTTACGTCGAAATCTGAGTCCAAACCACCGTGTTTCCGTCGTTGACTATGACCCAATTCTGTGTCTGTGCGTCATCGACATTCTGCCAGTTAGGCGTCTGATTGTCATTAATCACGCCCCAGACAAGTACTGATCCCACCTGGGCCGTCCCAGAGACCCCCACCAGGGGGACATTGGCGTCGGAGGCTATCGTAACCGAGCCAACCTGCCCTGTGGCAGACACCCCGGTGACAGGCACGTTTTGCTCGGTAACAACCGTTACAGCGCCAAGCGCCGTGGTTCCCTGAACCCCCGTAAGCGTTACGATTCCCGTGCCGGTAATGCTAACGGAGCCGACGGCCCCCGTGGCAAAGACGCCCGTGACAAGGACATCAGTGCCGACGGTGACCGTAACAGAGCCGACGGCCCCCGTGGCTTCCAGCCCCGTAACAGATACGTTGGCGTCGCCCGCGATCTGTACCGTGCCGATCGCACCCGTGGCCTGCACGCCCGTGAGACTGACATTAGCGTCCGCGGCAATCGTGACGGAGCCAACCTGGCCGGTGGCTTGGAGCCCCGTAACCGAGACATTCGCCCCGGCATTGATCGTAACGGAGCCAACCTGGCCGGTGCCCTCAACGCCCGTAAGGCTGACATTGGCCGTTCCAGTGACCTGGACCGAGCCCACAGAGCCCGTGGCCTGAAGCCCAGTGACGGGGACATCCGCCCCCGCCGTAACGGTGACGGTACCAACCTGCCCTGTCGCAGAAACGCCCGTAAGGCTGACGTTGGCGTCAGCCGCAATAGTGACAGAGCCAACCTGGCCCGTCCCCGTCGGAAGTGCCGCGAGGCTCTCACCCCAAGGATCGTCGCCCCAGCCTACGCCAGAAGCATTCCACCCTTGGAAGGCAACGACGGCATCGGTCACTTCCGCCTCTTACTTAGGCGATGCGGATGATCGCGTTGGTCGCGTCTGCCGTCGGGAAGATGATCGTGAAGGTGCCGTTCGTCGAGGTCTTGGCCCCACCGAAGTCCAGAATACAGACCGAAGGGTCGCCCGCCGCCGAGTCGTTGTAGATCATCGCCCCAAAGGCCGTGATCGTCGCGCTCGTGAACGAAAGATCCGCAAAGTCCGTAAAGGCCGTGGTGCCGCTCGAGGTCGGGGTGACATTGGTCAGCGTACCGCCGCCCGCCGAGTAGGTACCGGAGTTCGCTACTTCGTTGGTGACCGTATATGCCGTAGTCGCCGCGGTGAAGGACGCACTGTTGTCGTACAGCGCGAGCTTAAAGGTATTGCCCGTGCTTGTCGTGAAGTTGTGCACCGCCCTCATCAGCTCCACCTTGAAGCTGGTGCACATAAAGTTGCCTGAAAATGCCATTTCTACTCTCCTAACAGATGAACCAGCTCTGGATGCCCCGCTTCACGAAGGCGCTGGGCGATCGTGGCACGGTCCTGCTCGACGGCCTCCTTCAGATAGAAGGCGACCACATGCTTGACGCGGTCCTTAAAGGCCCGCGCCTGCGCCTGAATGACCGGATGTGACTGGTCACCGACGAAAATGATCTTGTCCGCGGCCCGTTGAGCGAGCTCGTCGGCCGCCCAACCACGGGAGTCCGTGGTCACGACCTGCACGCCGTTCGTTAGTCCGGGCATTTCTACAGTGATCATGGGCCGGGCGACTCCGATTTAACCGGGATGCGGATCATACCATCACGGTACTCGTCGCGGCGGCGGCGTCCCTGCTGCTCGATGCCGAGACCCTGGATCGCCTGACGGTACGAGTTCTGGAAGTACTGCATCATCTCCGGCGGCCCCTTAGTGTAGCTGTACGCCTGAATCATGCAGGCATAAAACAGGGCTTCCGGGGCGTTATTGCTGATCCAAGTCGTCGTATTGGTCGACGAAAGCTGCGCAGGGCGGTAGATGTAGCCAAGTTCGACCACAAAGTTCGCATTCGGGGTGGGCGCAATGTAGAACGTGTTCTGGTCCCACACCGAATAGTACTTGGGGACGTCCGTGCTGGCCCCGTTGGGCCAGTATTCCTTCATGAAGGAAGTGTCACGGAAGTCCAAAAAGATCTGATCGCTGCCCGAGGTGATCATCATGTAACGATGAGTGAGGATGTCACTCGGGGCGGTCAGAAATTTGTTGCCGGAAGTCATGTTTCCACTGACTTCGAGCTTAAAAACGTCCAAATCGATCTCGCGGAGGATCTGATTCTCCGCGAAAGTGATGAAGTTGTTGATTACGGCATCCGTAAAGACGTTACTACCCACTTCGGAGTAGTTTCTGATGTTCGTAACGAGCTCGCTGTAGTTCATGTGACCGTCACCGTGACCGATCCGACCGTACCCAAGGCAATCAGCGCCTGTCCTAGCACATACGGACGCATATCAGCCGTGTTAAGGACCGATCCATAGCTCTGAAAAGCCGTAAAACCAGGCGCTCCAACGAACACCGAGACGGGTTCAATGCGGTCTGGGCGCGGATCGCGCAGCGCAATGGCGTCTCCGCGGTACCGCAAAGGCTCCAACTGGGGCTCTTTCGGCTCGTAATCGTCCGGGCAGACCATGAACCCCTGCCATTGCTTGCGCAAGACGTTGTAGGGGTACCGTTGGCCGCAGAAATCGCACAGCCCATACGAAAATTTGCCGGTTGCGTAGGCCATTAGACGCCCATGTCGGGCACAAACTGCACGCTGGCAGTGTCCCGATCCTCCATCGCAGCCCGGTTGAAGTCTTCTTCGTAGATGGCCTTCAGCGCAGCCGTCCGATCCGGGGCAAACTTGAGCGAAAGCTGGTACGCAAGCCCAGAAGCCAAGCATGGCAAGAAGCGGAAGTTGATGTCCGCCGTGTTGGTGTACACCCCCGCATCCTGAATGCGCCGAATGCGGTAGTACACGAAGGTATACGTCTGATCCGCCGCCGGATAGAAGAAAACCTTGGTCGGATTGGCGCGCTGTACGTAAAACTGCGCCGGCCGAGCCTCAGAGGTCTTGTTCGGGACGTTCAGGTAGTCCTCGCGGCTGATACGCTCGATGTAAACATCACTGTTGATGCCCTGGCTATTCTGGCGAATGATCGCCTCGAGCACATTGACCGTATCAGTAGGCAATGTGATCTCTTTGACACCCTGCGTCAGCGTATAAGTCGCCTGTTCAATGGTCCAAAGGTTCAAGCCACGGTTGGCCCAGTCCAGAAACAGCAAATTGAGCGAGCGGCGTGCGGAGTTGAGCTGATAACCGCTCGTCGCCCGCATGCCGCAACGCTCAAATGCCTCTTCAACCAGATCGTCAATCGACAGGTTGAAGTCTGTAGTGCCTGACGTAGCCATCGATTAGCCGCAGGATCCGCCCATGCGCATCTTCTTGACCTTCATCTTCTTCTTAGCCGCACCGCCCTTCTTGTAGCCGCCAGGCATCCCGCCGCCCGTCATGCCCATGGCCATGCGCTTGTGCTGATTGACATCGCCCCCCACGGCCATCATCAAGACCTTGCCGGTCTTCATGCTGGGCTCGGAGAGCATCTTGTTCTTCGGGCCACTGCCCACGGCACCGCCACCACGGACGGCACAACCCATTCCACGACCTGCCATTTTAGTACCCTCGCATCGCGCGACCGCGCGAATCCTTGCTCTTGCTCTTCATGGCACGGCCTTTCTTATCGGCCATACCACCCTTTTTCATCTTGCCGACGCCGTCGGCAGCAAAGGCCGGGACTTTTTTCCCGCCCTTCATCACCATCTTTAATTTACCGGGCATTGTCATTTACTCCTTAAGGATTAACACTTCCATCGTCGACGAGCCTGCCTAATCCTGCTGTTTGGATCCTTGGCAGCCTCTGGGTACATTTTCATCTGGCCGGCGGAACGCGCGCAAAACGACTTGCGTCGTTTGGCCCGGGCAGTACCCGGATTGCTTTCCGTCACAGCCGTCTGAAGCTTACTGCCGGGATTGGCACGGCGATACGCAGCCACGCCCTGACGGGTCATGCCCGCACCCTGCTTCGTAGGGCGAAAATTGCCGCTTTTAACGGAGGTCTTGATGCCCATGCCTTTACGCACGGCACCGCCCCCACGCAGCGCAATGCCCATGGAGCCAGGCATTACGCCGGTGCCCCACCCACGTACAGCACGGTAACGCTCTTGACCTCGGCATCGGCGAGGGTGACATACACGCCATCCGTCGCCAGAATTCCGTCATCGGGAATGATGAGATCGTAGGCCCCAGCAGCCGCCGGAGTCTTGATGTCAAGAATCGTAGTGCCCGCGGAACCGCCCGTTTTAAGGGTAAAGCTCGAGGCAGTCGCTGAATTGGTGAAATACACGCCCTGAACACGCGTGCGACCATTCACCGCGTCGCCCGAAGCAATCACGGTTTTGGCTTTGACGTCACTTGCAAAACTCATTGTTCTGCTTCCTTTGTCTAGGTGAAGCCGGATCGCCCCGGATCATTGCTGACCCGGGGCGCTTCCGTTTTTTAGCGCGTCGCCGAGGCGAAGAGGTAGTCGAGTTTCGTCGAACGGGTGCCAGAGGCACTCCCCGACAAAGACATCGCCGCCAACGCCAACTCCGTGGTCGGAATGTTGGTCGTGTGCGTCGCAACGAGCTTGCGGTTCACGAAGAACTCCACCAACCCCGTGCCGCTCACGCGGAAACCAAGGGTGATGTCGGTGTCGTCAACAAGATCAACGCCCGAGTCCGTCGAGGTCTCGGTGCCGCCCGACTCCGTCTTGCAGAGGATCGAGGCATTGCCATCGTCCACCTGGAACACGATGCGATCGGCAGCCGTCAGCATGGCTTCCGGGTTGGTCGCAAAGTTAACGGTGAGCCCCGCGCAAATGTCCGTCTGATCGGCGTCATTGCACTGAAGACGGGTTTCAAACCACACAACCTTGTCCGCGGCGGCCTTGTAGACCTCGTTGCCCTGGACCGACGCGCCGTCGTTATCCGTGGTGGCAGCCGAAGTCAGCTCGAGAAGGCCATTGACCGTGTCGGCGACGATGCCGGCGGTGGCGCCAGAGTCCTTGACCACGGTCCAGTCGTTGGTGCTGTCAAGCGCAACGCCGAGAAAGTCGTCCAAGTACGAGACGACGGCCGGGTTTGCGGAAATGGTGAGATCGGTGCCCCAGGCGCCCGTGACGGTGCCCTTGCCCGAGTACTGAAGCGGGCCAGAAAAATGCGTAACAGCCATGTTGTCCTCACATGCGAGTTAGGTACGGCTGTCTGCATGTCGTCAGCCGGGTCTGTCAGACGTACCTGGATTGCCCCGGAACAGCTCAACTATACGTCAGGAAATCCAATAAAAGAAGGGGGTCTTTCGACCCCCTCCTGTTTGCCGCTATTAGGCACCACCGGGCGAGCCGAAGATACCCCGCGGGTCGCTGAAGCCGAAGCTGTAGCGCTCGCGAGCCTTGTACCGCACGTTGCCGGTGTCGAAGTCACCTTCGAAACCAGTCTTGATGGCAACACGCTGGAACATCTTCATGCCGTTCGGGGCGTCGGTCTTGATAAACCAGGCGTCCGGGTCGGTCAGGAAGTGGTTCACGGTGTAGCCCTGCGGCACCATGCCCATGTTCTTCACGGCGTTGATGTCGTTATCCGCAGTGCCGACACGGAGGGTCGACTTGAGGATACGGTCAGCCGTAAACATGAGTTCCTTCGGGATGATGAGCTTGAGGCCCTGAACAGCGATCTTCAGGCCACGCTCATCGGTGAACTTGGCGATGTCGATCAGAGCCTGCTCAAGGGAGGTCTCGCTTAGGTCAGCCGAAACGGCCAGCTCGTTGGCGAGGTCCGGGCCCGACAGGGTCGGGTGGTCCGTCGCGCAAAGCGGCTTGCCGTCACCACCAGTCGAGGTCGTGAACGCGCCGTTAAGCACGTCAGCGGCCTTGATCTGCTTGGTCTGCGCCATCGAACGGGCGAGCGCCTTGGTGTAACGCGCAGCGAGTCGGTCGTAGAGGTTGTCCTCAACGGCTTCTTCGGTGAGCGAGAACGCCAGAGCGATCGTCTCGTGGGTGTAGCGAGCGGTGTAGACTTCCTGCGCCTGGTCGTACGCGACGCCAGCGCCTTCAGACTTCACCGGAGCCTCGGCAAAGCCGGACTCCATCACCTCTTCCTCGAACGCACGATCAGAGCTCTCGACCGAGTAGATCTCGGCGTGCTCGTTCTCGTAGTTCTTGTACTCGAGGCCGAACAGGGCGTTCAAACCCGGCTCGAGCTCCTTAACAAGTTGTGCACGTGAAATTGCCATGTCTTTATGCCCCTATAATCAGGTTACGGCCTTGACGCCGCTGCTGCCATACAGGTGCTCGTTGATTTTCACAACGACCACAGCAAAGTTCCCCAGCTCGTTGCCCGGAACATTCCAGAGGCCAACGATCTTCAGGTTCAGTGCCGCTGTATCCGCGATGGTGGACGAATCCAGTTCCATCGAAGAAACACCCGTGGTGGAGCTTCCGCCCGTCCCAACGACATCGGCGTTCTTGCCGATATCAGCCTGCTCAATGTCCTCATCCGCCTGGATGATGAACAGCTGGCTCGGATCGTCGATCACGTCGGCAACAATCTTGCCCGAGGTGATGTTGACGCTGCCCGGATAGAAGTTCTTCCAGGTCGGCTTGCCGGTCGTCGGATCGATATAGAAGCAGCCGTTAAGCACTCCGAGAGCCGCAGCATGCGTCCCCGGGAGAAACTTAACGACATAGCCATTGACGATCGTCACCAGGTCGCCCTGATAGATCGCCCCACTCTGGTTATCCGCAATCTCGTAGCCGTACTGCTTCTGAGCACCAGTCGCAGACAGATTGCCGAGAGGACGGAAACCAAAGGCTTTGTCTACATTTGCCATTTGATTATCCTCAGAAAAAGTTATTCACTGGCCTTTTTAGAGCCGCCGAATGAAACGCGAGACTTACGGGTCGGTCGCTCAATCTGCATGCTTCCATGAGCATTGCTCTTCATGAGCTCGTTGTCCGCAGCCTGCATTTGGTTGTTCGCTCGTTCGCGGTAATACATGCTGCGCTCTTGAACCGTATCTTCAGGAATACGTGCCAGAAGCAGACCTCCCACGCTGATCACACCAGCGTGTCGGCCATCATCCGTCGTTGAGACCGGAAAGTCAGGGTACTCGTCCCCACGAACCAGCTCGTACCCCTCACGGAGACGACCTGCAATGTTCGTGCGGTCTTCCACCCCACCTGCCGAAGCCCGAATCCAACGATGCTTGTATCCCATGGGAGCCGGTGGCGCATCAAGCCGGGAAGGAGGTGCCCACGGACGGCGTCGCGCGGTCTTCGTACGAGATTCGGTCTCGCGCGAAGCGCGGTTCAGAGAAGGCAATTTGACGTCCGACATGTGTTACTCCTTCACGTACTTGGCGTATTCCTCGAGAGGAACACCCAGCTTTTTAGCAATTGCCACTTGACTTGGGGTCAATTTGACAGTGCGGCGTGCTGTGTTGTTGATCCCGGAGGATCGGGAGGCAGGCGCAACCGTTTGCACGTTACGGGTCCTGCTCTGCGTGCTCGCTCCGCCGTCCCCAAACTTCTGGGGAAAGGCGTCTCGAATACGTTTGTCAAGTTCATCATAGTACTCATCCGAGCTGGGGTCAAATCCCTCAACTTGGATCAACTGGCGGTGAATACCCCAGGCGGCATGGGTCATGACGTTGTCCCGGCCATACCACTTGTTCTTTTCCGCCCACTCCTCCACTCGCGGGTCCACCTGCTGCTGGGCGGGCTGCTGGGCCTGCTGGGCCTGCTGGGCCTGATAAGCCGCCTGCTGGGCGGCATACTGCTGCTGTTGCAAGTAGGCCTGGCGCTGGGCCGTGGCAGAGTCTAGCTGCCCCTGCTCCATCGTCAGGGCGGTCAACCGCTGCTGGGCCTCGGTTTCGGTGTCAATGTCACCTTCCTCACGGGCCTTGCGGATGATCTGCTTGAGGGCCACCGCCTGCGTCTCAACCCGGCTCTTGGCCTCAACCAGCCGCTCCTCGTCCGTACGGACATACTGCTGCTCGAGCTCCTGAGCCCGGGCCTGCACCTGCTTGGCATACTCCAAGGCCGCCTGCTCACGGCGCTGGGTCTCGCGAAGCCGGGCCGTCAGCTTGTTGATGCGCTTCTGCACCCCCTCGCTGTACTGGTCCAGCTCTTCTTCCTTACGGGCCTGCCGCGGCTCCTCTTCCGTCACCAGAGGCAGCCTTGGGGCCTCCTCCTCAACGGGCACCTGTACGGTCGCGGGCTGTTCGCCCTCGCCGACGCTAAATTCCAACTGTTCGTTCATCTCGGATCTCCTTACCACATGTGAAGGACGTCTTCAGGATCGGCAACGATCCCCAAGACCTCATCGTCGTTAATCAAACGAATCTCCCCGCCATCGATCGGGATCCGCGCGCCGGCATAGCGGCCGAAGATGATCCAATCCCCCTCCTTGCACCACGGGCCGGTCGGGAACTTGACCTCATCGCCATAGGCGATAGGCCCAACCTTGAGGACATAGCCACACACCGTCGAAACCTGCTGCTTGCGCTGGGTCTCTTCGGCCAAGGCAATGCCACCCTTGGTCTTCTCCGCACCCCGGTAGGGCAGGATCGCAATGCGCCACCCGGTCGGAGTGGGGATGCGGTTGAGTACCGCCGCATGGAGCTTGTCGGGCTTGAGCCCTTCGGCCGTGTAGGCATCTTCCAGGGATGGAACATGCGCTGCGGCCTCTTCCGCCCACTTCTTCTCTAAAGCCGTGGGCTCTTTAACTATCGCATTCACGTTGGTTCTCCTTTAGATCAAAAAGCCGTCGTCATCCGTTCGAGACTTCAGTAGTCGCTTTACGGAATCCTCAACCAGCTTCAATCCTTCAAGGCGACCCATCATGAAGCGATACCGCTCCATGTCGGCGATCGTTCCATTTAGGACGATTTGTTCCGAGCTTTCTCTAAGAGATCTGATCTCACGAAGCACTGCTTCTGCAAATTCAAGCATGGTTGGTTTCCATGAAAAAGCAGCCAGTTTTGCGCACCGGCCGAGGCGCTTATCGACTTAGTAAATCTTGACTGGGCGGTTGCCATCCTTCTTCTTGACCGTGCGCACAGCACCCATGACGCCGCCGTCCTTCATGCCGCGCGACTTGCCGGCCTTCGCATACGCGATCGCTGCCGCCTGTTTCACCGCAGCGGACTTGCTCTTCGGCTTGCTCGTGCCAATGCGGCCCTTTTCCTTGTAGGTGCCGACAAGCTCGCCGATGTTGCGGCTGATCGTCTTCTGGCTCGATCCCTTTTTAAGCGGCATTTCGCCCTCCTCGTTGTAACTGAAGTTGTAACTTCGCCTGGTCAATCTGCATCGACTGCTGGGCCTTTTGCGACTCAAGCTGCAACTTCGCCTGATCCAACTGCATCTTGGCCTGGTCGGCCGCGGCGCGCTGATCGAGCTCCTGCTTCTTGAGCGCCACCAACGGGTCCTCCCCGCCGCCAGCCGCCTCGCCAGAAAGTTGCCCTTGCAGGTTCTTGAGCTCCTGCAAGTAGGTGGCGATCTTGATCGCGACCATGCCTTCCTTCTGGATCGGCGACACCAGTCGATCGGGGTCGGTGCCGTACGCCTTGAAGATGTCCGCCTCAACGTCCTCTTCAGCCTTGATGCGCACGTGCTCGAAAATGTGCTGCTGAAGCTCCATCGCCGACATCGGCGCGGCCTGAAGCAGCGGCGACATGCCCATGATCAAGTGAGCGACGATGTGCGCGTCATGCTGCTGGCCCGGGAAGGCCTTGAGCTTCATCCCGTTCAACACAGAAGAGTTCTCGGACGCCGGATCACGGGGCATCTGGTTGTTCTGCGGGATCAAGATGCCGTCGATGTCGCGGATGTTCAGCGCGGAATACACACGGTAGTACGCTTCGTACATGTTGTGCATCTGCGGGGCGCCCTGCGCCATCTGCAACTGCATCTGTGCAAGCTGGATGCGCTGCGCGGAGCTGAAAATGTTCGGGTCAGCAACCGGCAGCACCGAAACGATCTTGTCAAAGTCCGTGCGCTTGACCTTGCGGCTCGCCCCCGGCACATCGTACGGGTACTCATCCTCAAGATACTGTCCAAAGCCCTCAAAGAGCAGCCGGAACTCAAGCGACTGGGCGTAATGCAGGCGCTTGTGGATCGCCGACATCACCATGGAGCCACGCTCGAGCAATGCGAGCGTCGTGCCGACCTGCGCGTACTGATTTCCGTCGCCGACCTGCATGTCGGCCGTGCTCGAGAGGCGCTTGCCGGCGTCTACGAGGAATCCAAGCAGCGCAAACAACACTTGGCTCGGCTCCTTGTACGGAAGCGGCAGCAAAGACGACTGCAACTCCGCGCCACCGGCGTCAATGTCGCGCCACTCGCCCGGTTGGATCGGATCCGAGTCGTCCGCGATGCGCGCGCCCTTGGCCTTGAAGCCCGCAGGCAGGTTGGCAAGCGTTCCGGCGTCGATCAACTGCCGCAACGCGCTCGTCGCCGACTTGGAAAGGCCGCCGATGAGGTGCACAAAGCCCAAACCGTACGCGCCGGGGCCTTCCACCAGCACGTAATGGACAAAATAGTTGCGCCGACGCTTCAGTTCATCGTCTTCGCGCCAGTTTCGGCGGATTCCGATGACCTTGAGCGAGTCTTCGGCGAGCGTAACGACGTACGGAAGCTTGATTCCCGTCGGTTCGCCGTCTTCGCCAATCTCTTCAAAGCCCGGCAGGTCCAAATCGACCAGCATTTCGAGCAAAAATACCTCGCCAGCCTGGTCCGTCGGCTGCACACCCGTCACTTTGTCGATTGCCGCCTGGATTTTGCTCGGGTCCGCGGGCGTCGGCTCAAGATCAACCGCAATATCGAGGTATTCGCCGATCAAAACGCGCTTGCGGAACTCGTTTGAGTCCATCGCAATGCGGTGCGTCAGCCGCGAACACTGCGAAACAACGCTCGAACCGTTGTACGGGATGTACACATCGTCCGCCAGACACAGGCGGGAGACCATCCGACCGAGCTGAAAGTCGTAATAGACCTTCTTGAAGGTCGATCCGCCGTATCCGGTGTAGTACAGGAGCTGGTCGAACTCCGGGGTGTACTCCTCCATCACCGTCGTGAGCTGGTAATTCATGAAGTCCTGCACGCGCGCGGCTTGCTGGAACTTGTCGACGGTCTCTTTGCCTAGTACTTGCGTGCGAACCGGGCCACCCGCGGGCAGCAATTCTTTAAACGCCTGCGACTGGAACTGGATGATCGCCTCTTGCAGCATCGGATGCGTCGCGCCAGAGGCACCACGGAAGGGCTTGGTGCGCTCTTCCATGCGCAGGCCCAGCAATTCCAGGCCCTTGGCGTACATCTGCTCCCAATCCGACCGCGATCCCTTGTCCGCCTCGAACATCGCCGAGACATCGATGGCAATCCGACCAAGGTCATCCGGGTCTACTACCTCCGCAAGGTTCGCGTAGAAGTCGACCTCTTTCGCCTCATCCTCGCCAATCTCGATGACCGCCCCGCCATCCGGCTCCAGGACGATCTCGATCTCCGGGGCCTCCTCTGGCGGACCCCCGGCAATGACCAGGACGCCTGCGTCAGGGGCTTGGTTGATCGCTTTATCAATTGGCATGTTGATATCCTAATACAGATTGGGCAGGAATGCTATTGCTGAGAAGGGGTAAGTGCATCAATTCGCGATTGAAGTTCCTGTGGAGTTACATAACGCAGCCCCTCTTCCTGAAGCTGCATGATGGCCGTTTGCCTGATGCTTTGTCGTTGGGTTATGCCAAGCTCTTGTTTGCTGGCACGACCAGTCGAAGTAAGCGGGAATTGAGTGCTGTGGCGCATAAGATCCACAAGGCCTGTGTTATCTAGGTCCTCAACGCTGTCCCATCTCCCCGACCGAACAAAATCTTGGACAAAAGGCAGATATTCGTCCTTCGGCTTTCTATTGCCCTTGCCTTTGATCTGTTCAATGACTGGGGTGTATTTTGGAGGAACTCCTGCCTCTTTCAAAGCTTGGGTCATCTGTTCGGAGTCAAGTTCCCCCGTCACGTTGGGATTACGCACCCGCCATTGCCGAATGTATTCTCGATACTCCGCCCTGGTTTGCGGCGTTAGCTCCACATTCCGCCGGTATGCCGGATCTTGGAAGTCCAGCCCATACGGATCCACAGGGGGCACAACCTCGATCGTCACATGCGGGGCGCCGGTCTTTTTGTCCCGGAGAGAGTAGATCTTCGATCGCCCTGAAAGGACATCGTCGCAGTACCCGCCCACACAGTGCCCCATCATGTCGCCTTCGTATCGCAGGGCCTCCTGTAGCGCCCCCCGACCCTCGGGGGTGTCTGCCCTAAGCTGAAACCACCCGTACTTCTGGTCCGGGTAATCCTTAAACGGCGCGGTGGCTGCGTTGTTCGCCAGAGCAAAGTTGGCTTCTGCCTTCTTCTTCTCACGCCACTTGTTGATCTTGCTGACATGCCGCACAGCATCCGGCACGGACATGCGGCCGAGCTGCTCGTTGGTCAGACGAAGCTGCTGCGGCAGGCCGGACTCTGCGTCAATGGAATTCAACAACTCATCACGAAGGTGGTCAAAGCCAAGATCCCGTCCGATATCTTCCGAAGGTAGGTAAAGCTTACGATCGGGGTCGGCTTGTGCGACCTTATAGACCCAAGGGTTTTCGTCCATGAAACGCTTCAGGCCTGGAGCCGAGGGATCCGTTTTGGCCAGCTTGCCAAGACGCATACCTCTGCCCATCATGTAGTCAGTGGCACCTTCCCACACACGAGCGGGGCCTGACTCTGCCATAAGCGTTGGGGCTGGTTGGCCTAAGAGGGGCACACCATACCGGCTGGGATCGTAGTTAATCATATCCGGATTCACATGCAGGATGCCCTGCTCCGCCAACTTGCGGATCGGATCCTCCGGCGTCGCCATCTCGTTCCTAATATAGCGATCTAGCTTGGTGCCAAGCCAATTGTTTACAGCCGCTTCCTTGGTAGATGCATTTGCTCCTAACTGCATTCCCTCAGTGTCAGGCTCAAACAGTTTCATTGACTCAACAGCCTCCAACCGCTTCGGGAAGTCCCCGCCCTTGGGCTTGACGACTTGCGTCATCACAGGCTTTGAACGCCCGCCCGGCGTAAGGTTGCTGGCAATGAACTCCGTCATGCTGGCAGGGGATTTGGCGGCCTGAACGCCGACATCCACAAACGCTGAAGCCAGGTTCTTGGCCGTGGTCAGCGGGTCTTGCGCCGCCTGCGATACAGCACGATTGACCGACCCATACGTCTCTTTGCTTCGTGCGGGGGCGGTGCCTTGTAGCTCGACAGGCGATCGCTCGCGCACCGATTGCATAAACCCACCAAGATAGTCCCGCGCGCCCCCGAACGTCTGCGCCATGCCTTCAAGCGCGCTCGTAATGCCACGGCCCGCAGCAGCACTCAATACCTGCGGGTCGTAGGATTTCAAATCTCTCCAACCAGGCTGCTTGACCGGCGCGCCGCTCGGGGGACTCGTCGGTATTGAACGCGACAAATCGGAGCTCTCTAGTAACGAACGATACAAATCCGCGCTCGTCTCTCCCGTACGCGGGCTGCCCTTCGCGCGGCGCTTCGGTCGTACCTTGAGCCCTGACAGCGCGTTCTTCATGGCTTCTTTTGCTTTACCGCGCCGCCCTTGGCGTACCCCGTACGCTCTTTCTTCGGCAGGACCCGGGCCTTGTTCTTGTCCACGTACTCGCGCGCGAGCCGCACAACATCCTCGTCCGTCATGGCCCGCTTGCCGATCTCCCGGCCCAACGCGTCGTTGAAGAGATCCATCGCCTCCTCCTCATCCGACTGCCCGGGCGAAGTAAACTCATGCAAACGGCTCACTACGTTCGCCGTTCTCGGGCCAATCCTGCGAGTCAGATCCGCCTGATACATCAGGTGCCGCATCGCATCGGCCTTGCCGCCGCCAGACTCCTTGAGGCCATACGCCGCAACCGACTCCCGCTCGGCACGCTGCGGAATGTCCGCAATCTTCAAAAACTCCGCTGCACCACGCTTCGCCTTTCGCGCGCCACGGCCGGCCAGCTCGATAAGCTCGTCCAACTGCTCACGAAGCACGCCCTTCGCCTCACCGCCTTCGTTAAACCGACGCGTCATCAGATCCCCGAGCCGCGATAACTGCTTCTTGGTCAACTTCTCCGCGCCAAAGGTGTCACGCATCAAATCCTTCGCCGACATCGCATCCCGCGAACGCACGGACTCGGACATCTTGAGAAGCTCCGCGAGCGTGTCCGGAGCACCCTTTGGCTCTTGGGCCGCGGTCAACGACTCAAGCTCCATGGCCATGCCCTTCGCAGTGCCCCTGTCCGTCTGCTTGTTGATCGGCCGCCGCGTCGCACGACGCACAGTCTGAGAGACCGGCGTCGCGTCAAACTCCACCTGCGTCTCACCAGGCGACTCCGACAAACTCTCCAACATGCCACGCGCAGAGTCGATGTTCTTCATCGACTCCGCATACGAGTCCTTGCTGTCACCCTTCAAGAGCGCAAGCAACTCAGCATCCGAAGACGGACCACCCTTCGCACGCCCCGTCGGACGCACCGCCCCAGGCGACAGGATGATGTTGCCAAAACGGTCCGTGTAATACCCCGCGTTCTGCGCCCCACCCAACATCGTCGGCCCAAGGTTCGGGTTCGCAGCAAGCGCCTGCAACGGCAGATCGCTCGTCTGCAAGCTCGGCAGCCGTGTGCTCGAGGGCAACGTGCCAGGGCTCAAGGCCCCAGGAGTCGGCGTGAAATACGGGGTCGATGTGCCTTGGCCCGGGGCAACGGGCAAGGGGTTCGCAATATACCCCGGCGTCGGAATGTTCGCGGTCGGGATGTACCCGCCACCAGGAATGCCCGTGGCCGGAGGCGACACAGGGATGTCGAACGAAAGCTGCCCCGGCGCAGGCCTTTCACTCACCGTCCGCGGAGAAGGCGTTCCGCCCCCCGAGCGAGTCTTGCTGCCAGCAGGGGGCTTCCCAATCCGGCCAAGCAACCGCCCAACATCGCTGTTCTGGTCGATCGCGCTCCAGTTAAAGTTAAACCCACCACGGTCCGGGGTGCCGGTGTCCGGCTTCTCGTCCCGATCGTCAATGCCGTTCAGGTTCTTGTCAATGAAGTCTGCCGTACGAACCCGACTCGAATCGTCTTTCGGCGGCTGAGAGGTCGGAGGATTGACCGGCAACCCGCTGTCAACCAGCCCAGGGGGCGGTACCGGAGGCGGTACCGGAGGCGGTACCGGAGGCGGCCGGTTCCTGCGAGCTTCTTCTGCTGCACGCCGGGCTTCCTCTTCAGCAGCCATCCGACGAGCGTTCTCCTCCGCTAGGCGACGGGCTTCCTCAGCCGCTCGAGCAGATTGCAAATCCTGCTCCTCACGACGACGAGCCGCTTCTTCAGCCGCCCGACGAGCCGCTTCCTCAGCCGCCCGACGAGCTTCCTCTTGAGCAATGCGCCTGGCGTCTTCCTCGGCCTTACGACGAGCTTCTTCTTCCGCGGCTTTGCGGGCGGCTTCTGCTTCTGCTGCACGACGGGCTGCCTCCTCTTGCGCTGCTCGGCGAGCAGCTTCTTCTCGAGCCAAACGAAAGGCCTCGCGCTCGTCCTCGTCCCGACCAGGATAGTCTCTTGTTCCCGGACGGACGCCAACGTCAAACGGAGGCCGTAAAAGATCCTCCTGCTCGCGCGTCTCTCGCCGCAGACGAGCACGCACAGCCTCATCCGCACTCATGGACATGCCAGAGGTTGTCGGCGGCGGGGCGGCGGCCCCGAAAACCGGAGCACCCTCTGGCTGCTGCCTCGGGATGTAGTCCCGCTCTTCCGCAACAGGAGGCAGGAAGGACGGCCGGCCATACACCGGACTCGGCGGAGCGCCAGGGGACTCGTAAACCCTCGGCGGGGTGTACGCAGGGGGAGCAAACTGCTGAAGATCCGCCGCCGCAGAGCCAGGCTGCGCGGCCACCGGGGGCTCCGACTCAGGCTCTACCTGAGTGCGCATCGTGTCAGGGGCTACCGAAAACCCGGGGAACGGGGGAGCCACAACCTCCGATCGAGGCGCAGGCATCATCGGGTTATCCCCAAACAAGCCTAACGGCTCCTCCCCCTCACCAAGCGCCTCCATCCCAAACACAGGCTGATACTCGCGCAGCTTCGTCTTCGGGTTCTTGGTCCCCGCGCCACCGAGCTTCTTCAACAGCTCACGGGCCTTGGGGCTGAGGTAAGCCAACTCCGTGTCGCCCCCACGGCCTGCGGAAGCAACCTTCTTGATAAACGACGCTGTGTCTTTCTTCGCGGACTTCTTGGCTTTGGCCATGGCGCATCATCCTCAGAGGAGCGGCCTTGACATTCTAGGCCTCAGTAGTATTCAGGAGCAAGCGTGCGTCCAGACGGCTCCGGTTTCTCGTCCGTGTTCAGCGTCACGAAGTTGCCCTGACGGAACCGCATGATCGCCTGCGTCGTCGAGTCGACCATGTCGTCGTTATCGCCGTTCGGGAACGCAGCGCACTCCTCGACCAGCTCTTCCGCCCAATCAGTGTCCGGGGCCCAGACCATCCCCGACTCAAACACAGGCGCCACCGCATGCGCCCGGCTGATCTTGTCCGTGCCCGAACGACGGCCGCCAGGGGTGTACATGGTGACAGGGATGCCCAGCCGCCGCAGCTCCTGCTGGAGCGTGACACCCGTGGCCTTCGCCTCGATCAGCACATTATCAGGATTCCAGTGCTTGTACTCGTCCTTCGCAATGCGCTTGAGCTCCGGGAAGTCCCACCGGCCCCGTACGACATCCAACAGGATGATGTTCGGCCCCGAGTCCTGGTCCGGGTAAAACACTCCCCAGGTCGTGATCACCGAGAAGTCCGCCGTCTCCTTCTTGCTGTAGGCCGTGTCATAGCTCTGGATGATGTAGTTCACAAGCGGGGGATTCGGATCCGGCCAGACCCGCCACCACTCACGCTTGAGGATTGCACCCTCGTCGTTTGTCGGCTGCTGCTGGTACATCGCGTTCCACTTCTGGACCGATAGCGATGCCTTGACCGATTCCAACTCCTCGAGCTTCCAGAACTCCGGCCACAACGGCTTGCCACTCGGCAGGATCGCCGGGAACTCAATGACCTCCCACTTGTCCGCGCCACGGCTGGCCTGCGCCTTGAGCAGCCGGGCCGTCAGGTCCTTCGTTCCCCAGCGCGTCATCACGAGCACGATCGCACCGCCCGGCTGCAAACGGGTACGCGGACCGCCCTGGTACCAGTCCCAGGCGTTATCTAGCGCAAGCTCCGACAGCGCGTCCTGTTCCGAATGCGGGTCGTCGATGATCAAGATGTCCGCACCGCGGCCGGTCACGGCACCGCCCACGCCGACTGCAAAGTAACTACCGCCCGCGTTCGTGTCCCACCGGCCGGCAGCCTTGCTGTCCTGCTTCAGGACCACCTCGGGGAACAGCTCCTTGTAGCGGTCACTGTCCATCAGGTCACGCACCTTGCGGCCGAACTTAACGGCAAGCTCCGCCGTGTGCGTCGCCTCAAGGGCCTGAAGGTTGGGGTTACGGCCCATCAGGTACGCGGGCAGCAGATACGACGCAAACTCCGACTTGGTGTGACGGGGCGGCATGTTCACGATCAGCCGCTTCAGCGTCCCGTTGGCAATGCGATCAAACGCACTCGCCATGCGCCGGTGATGCTCGCCCAGGATTGCCGAGGGCCACACATAGCGCACGAAGTCGATGAAGTTCTTGCGCGCCTTGTCCTGCGTGTCGAGCAGCATCAGCCGGTATTCCAACCGCAGACGCTCCTCCTCGATCTCCTTCGGAACGGCGCTCATGGGGTCGAATTGCTTTTCATATGCGCAAAATTTTTGCACAAGTTGACAAGTTGATCAACCGGGGTGGTTTTTTTCTACCCGGGTACCCCGTTCTCTTTAGCCGCACATTGACTGTCTGAAATCAGGCATACGCCCGCGAAGCCAACAAAGCGGCCTGTTTTTTGGGCCCCGGGGGCGCGGAATTCCCCTAGGCCGTGGCGCCGTGCAGCTCGCCCAAAGATTTCTCAAAGATTAGGGGCGGGCCGCGGCTCGAGCATCCCGAGCATCCCGAGCATCCCGAGCATCCCGAGCATCCCGGACCACGGGCGGCGGACCACGGCCGGCGGACCACGGCCGGCGGCCCCAGCTCGAGGGCCGCGGGCGGCCAGCTACGGACCACGGCCGGCGGCCCCCAGCTCGAGCACCACGGCCCGCGGACCACGTACCAGGGCGAAAGGCCCCAACGGGCATTTCCCAGGGAAAGGCCCCCAAAACACTCGGGAAAAATAGAGCGGCCCGCGGACAATCCCGCCCACGGGCGCTCGATACCGCGCGCAAACTTTCACTGATCCCTAACCAAGGCCCATGGGCCAGCCATGGCCGGGAGCGGCCCCGGAGCTCGAAGGCGGGAGCGGGAGCCGGGAGAGCTCGAGGAAGGGCCCGGGAAGGGCGGCCGCGGCCCAGATACCACACGGCCGCGGGAGCTCGAGGGCGGCCCCTCGAGAGCGGGCGTAGGCGGCCCGGAGCGGGCACGCGCGGGCATAAAAAAAGGGGCCCCTTTCGGGGCCCCTCGAGAGCGGCCAGCGGGAGCTGGCCGGGCCTTACGCATCGACCTCTTCGAGAAGCCCGCCCGCGAGCTCTTCAAATTCCACACGCTCCGCCGTCCACGGGATGCTGCGGGCGTAGGCCGTGGCGCCGGTTACCGCGTCCCATACGGTCTCGATAGGGCGCCCCTCTTCCGTAACGTGCACGGCCTTCACACGCTCCGCGATACGGGGCCCGAAACGCGACGCGAGAAACGCGTCGACCTTGTCGACCTTGGAAGCTTGCGCAGCCCGCAGGACGTTCGACACGCTCGAAGCGCTCGCGCGCGAGTACTCGAGCAATGCCGGGGCGGCCTCTTCGAGGAAACGGTCCGGGGCGCTGGCCGTGTGGCGGATGCTAATTTCCTCGAGCTCATGCGCGCCCCATACGATTCGATTCGCGCACACGTAGTCGAAGAGGAAGGTTTTGATTTTGAGGGCGCTGGCGCCGGTCTCGGAATTGGTGACGAAAAACCCACGGGCGAGCTGGCCGGTCTTCCCGTCGCGGCGGCCCGGGAGCTCAATACGATTTTTTTCATCGGCGAGGAAAACGAACATGTCACGGTCGCCGGCGAAAAGTGTCGTATTAGCCGAAGTCACTTCAGCGAGCCCGCGGCCGAATTCGCCCGGCACGCGAAAATCGCCCGTGACGCCATCGCCGAAACGCTCTTCGAGGGCGCGCACCACGTCAACGTTCCAAATGCGCCCGTACCGCGGGCCAGTGGCGGCCCGGAGCTCGAGCCCGTCGGCGCCGCGCGTGAGTAGCACGCCGGTGTCGGTTGCGTCGCGTTCGACCTTGAGCCCGTAGTTCAGGCAATCCGCGGCCAGCGGGGCCGGCAAGCTGCGCAGATACGCGGCCGGGGCGCCGGACAACGTCGCGAGCTGGCCGAATGCCCAGTTCGTCGGGGCGGCCGTGTGGCCGCTCGGGCCCTCGATAAGAATGCCCGCGTTGTCGTCCGTAGGGATCACCCCAAGCTGGCGGGAGCTAAACACGGCCGCGCGGGAATTCGCGCGGAGCTGTTCGAGCTTGGCGCGCATGGCGGGCAAGCTGGTAAAGCGCTCTTCCGGCGGGCGGGTGGACCACTGGCGGGAAGCTTGCATAAGTGTCGACATGGTGGAATCTCCTTTCTTACTTTCTGGCCGGGACGAAATTGTCCCGGCCCCGATACTAACCTAACGGAATAAAAAGTAACAAGGGGCCCCTAGTCGGGGCGGCCTAGGTCGCCGACGACGTGGTGCCGCAGGAATGAGCCCGGCGGGAGCTCCCGGGCGAATTGCTCGAGGGCGGCCACGTCATCCCGGGCCCCGCTCGAGCTGGTCCGATTCCATTGCAGCGCCACGGGGCCGCCGGCGCCGTAGCATCCGCCGGCCTTGTCGGTCCCGACGCGTGCAGCTTGCGCGCCATGTGCTTCGAATACGACGACGAGCCGCCGGTCCGCCCCTCGAGCACACAAGGGGCGGCCGTTCCCACACGTGGCGCAGTTGATACGGTCCGACACTTCGGCCGGACAACGTACGAGCCGGACATCCCCGACGCGGGCCGGCCACGTGGCGCCCTTAGCTACCGTAAGCACGGCCGCGCGCCCTTTCGCCGTGGCATCTATGGCGCCCTCGAGCGTGTCGGCGCTGTGGTTTATCACGGTCTCGCCGGGAGCTGGCACCGGGAGCTGGTCCGCCGGGAAATGCGAATAGGTCCACGCGGTACCGTTTCGCGGTACCGCGTGCCGAACAGCTTCGAGATATTCCGCGTCCAGATCCCTAGCGCCCTTATCGGGTCGCGGGTTGAGCGGGCACGTGGCCGGGCAAGTATTGAAAACATCCCCGGAGCCCGCCCGATACGTTACAGCTATCGGGCCGGTCTTTCGGTTTGCAGACTGGCGAACGGTCTTCAACATGGCGCCTTTCTCCTTTCTAGTGCGGGCCCGGTATGGGCTCGACGTCGCGATACTCTCACGAAATAAAAAGCCAGCGCAAGCGGGCCGGCCCCCTCACCCCTCCCTCAAAAAATACTTCTCGCCGTCGTCGTCCTCTTCCAGTTCATCCTGCCGATAACACCACGTGTCGTAATCCCGGATTTCCACGTCGACACCGTCCGGTGCTTCGATAATCTCGGGGATGCCACCCCTGATAGTGACCACCACTCGTGTTCTCTCATTCATGCCTTGTTCTCCTCGTCCATGTTGTAGACCTCGACCGTGTAGCAGTCTGGGAACTTATTTGTCACGGCCTTGATGATGCTGTTGATTGCTTGGCTCACCTTGCGCTTGCTGTATCGGATAAACACAAGGTCAGGCTCGGGGCTGTCGCGGTGCATGAACACCTTGACCTGATACATCCTCAACTTCGCCTCACTCATGTCTCGCTTGCTTATGCCTTGTCCCCTTCTTTAATTTGCACTTGGCAATCAATCGTCCACGATTCGAGGTGGTACCTGTTCGGGTCGAGGTTCATCTTCCGCAGTTGCTCGCGGAACATCGCGGTGATGCCTTCGTAGAACCCTGCATCCACCAACTCATAAGCATCGGCCAACTCGACGCGCAACCTGTTCGGAGCCGGGTCTTCGTCGTCCACCATGTACTCGTCGGGGTCTTCGCCCCACGTCGTCCAGTACGATTCGCTAGGTTCAAGCGCATCGTCATCGTCGTCGCACATCTCCTGCCATTCCTCGGGAGTGAAGTGCTTATGCAAGCACTCGTCGCTGCAGTAGTAAGCCCTGCCGCCATCAAAGCAGTAGCCCTGATTCATGCCCTTGCCGCACTCGTCGCACTCACGGGCGTATTTCTTATAAGCCATAGTGCCTTTCTCCTTTCTAGTGCGGGCCCGACATAGGCCCGACGTCGCAATACTCGCATGGAACAAAAAGCGCGTGCAAGCCCCCCCCCGCCTATTGTCTGTCTGGCCGCAGGATGCGTCCCCGCACCTCGAGTGTCTGATGATCTAGCTCGAACACATCGCCGGCCGTGTCGACTCCGACAAAAAGCACGTGCTCCTCGTTTTCCAAGCTCTCCCGCTGCCTTTCCATGTACTCGGGAAGCTCTTCGGGCGCGACGGCCGCATTCCTCGAGTACGCCTCAAGGCAATCGTCTATGTATTGCAAACGCTCGGTCTCGGCCTCTTCCCGGGTGTCAAAAAGCAGCGGCTCGGCATCTTCTGGCGTGCTGCCTTCGAGCGGAACGTAAAGGCCGCACATGGTGCCCGTGATGGTGGCCCAGCCGGTTTTCACAATCTTAATGGACATGGCTTCTTTCTCCTTTGTGTTATGGCCTAGCGGCCCCTTCGGTGCAGTATCGATTGCCAAAGCATGAAAAGTACAAAACGCACAATGTTCTTTTTTGGTGGCGGTTCGTCCGGTAGCCTTAACGGCCCCGATGGGAACGGTTTTCTTTTCATTCAGGCTCCCCCCAATGCCGCAGTAATCGCGCCAGCGAGCAGCGCCTCCACACGGTTGGCGGCGAATTCGTCCGCGTCCGGGTCGGTAAGCAGCGCATGAGCGGCCTGTGCTGCGGCAAGTAATGCGGGCGCCGATGCGATTAGATCGCCGTTCCACATATCGCGGCGCGGGGTCAACATGCAGATGGCCTTGTCGGCGGTATCCACAACCTTAACGCTCGCACCATTGCTGCCCACTCTCCACGGGCCGGGCGTGTGCTGTGCCATTGTCGTCTCCTTTCTAACTTTCTACGCTGGAACATCCCAGCACCGCGAATCTACACCAACGGCTTACGCCTCCGCAAGGGTGTACATCAACAGGCTCCACGGGACCGTACCGTAGTGATAGCCCACAACGGGGTCCGTATCGATGCCGGACTTCGCGAGCTCGAACACTTGCTTTCCAGAAAACAGCAAGAGCTGCCCCTCCCTCGAGGCCACCTTACCGGGGGGCACGTACAGGACCAGAATGAACGTCCGCACTCCGAGCTCCGCGTGCCGGGCGTGAAAGGCAATCTGGTGCGGCGACAAGGCCACCTTGCGCCCGCGTTTCACCACCTTCAGCTCGACCGGGACAAACTCCCCCGTCTGCTTCAACGCGATGAAGCAGTCCGGGATGCCCAGATTTACCCGCGACTCAATCCGGGTAATAAGGCAGTTTGGGAGGTTTTCCTTTAGCCTTTGGTACAGGCTTGTTTCGGGCTTTGACGGCATCCACAGGCTCCTCGGAGGGCTCCGGTTCGGGGGGTTCCAACTGGATCGGCTCCTCGAGGCTTTCCTCCACCTGCTGCGGCGTGACATCGATGATGGGGCTGCCGTTGCCGTAGAGCTTCTTGATTTCCTCGAGCTTGCGCATGACCTCCTCCTTACTCATGGAGTCAATCGTGCCGTGCCGAATCTCCTTGCGGTCGATGTAAATCGTCCCAAGGGCCTGCCCTCGACGATACTCGGCCTGTACGGCGGCCCCGTAGGCCCCCGCGGACAGCGCTTGGTCCCGGATGACCTGAAGGTCCCGCATGTGCCGCTCGTAGGTCGTGCCGTACTTCTCGGCCATCTCCGCCCGGACCTTCTGGATGGCCGCGACGATGTGCGGGTTGACATCCGAATTGGTCAGGTCCTCCGCCCTACGCTTGGCGTTCTTCTCGGGCCACCCCGCACGGACCACGGCCTCCTGCAACGTCACATGGCCGTCCCCCGACACAAACTCGTGGACGAACTTCCATTCCTGCGTCGTGAGCTCGCGGCTCTTATGGGGCTTTACGGGCCGTGCCAGCTTCTCCAGCGTCTGGGGCTGGATACCCCTGCCCATCTTCTTGCTGAACTCCTTGTCGGCTTTGCTGCGCAGTTTCACGCGACCCTCCAGACCCGCCAGCCGTCCTCGACCTTTCGGCACGAAAACTTCGTCCCGTGGCGCTTGGAAAACATCCACGCGGCGCTCCGGGCGTTCTTGGCCGACTCGGCATCGGCTAACAGGAAACTGTCCCCTACGGCCATGACAGGGAATGGGTACTTCTCCCGCTGGGCTTCGGCGGGGATCGGAATGCCCGAATCAACTCTTAACATGCCACTAGTCTACTCCGAGCAATTCGGGATCGTCTAGGGGCTAGAGGCCGCGGTAGTAGAACCTCAGAGGGGTCTACTAGTTTTTCATTTCAGAAAAACGACCCGCGCGCGCACCCCAGAGAAATTACCCCTATTGAACCTCCGTAAGTCTCCGTGTAGCTCTAACACGTTGATCTACAAACCTTCTTACACCTATTACGGCATTACGGTAAATTTTAAAAATTTTTGAAAAAAAATTCACTAGACCCCTCTAGGGTTCTACTGCCGCCGTGTTTTGAGCACTTTTGTATACTTTTCGTTGACAAAACTGATATATTGCCCCGTGGTCCATGGTCCATGGTGAACAAATGAAGCAAGTTGACCTTGAACATATTGACAGGTGGTACGCCTACGATCCGAACACGGGGGAGGTCTACCGTAAAACGACCTACGCCACCCTTTGCACCCCCGATGGCTATGGTGGTTACAAGGCGAGCATTCGCGGCAGGATGTGTTCGGTTCACAAGATCGCGTGGTTCTTGAGCCACGGCGAATGGCCCACGTTCCAGTTACGGCACCGGGATGGGGATCGCCGTAACAACCGGATCGAGAACTTGGAGCCGGTGTCGCTGAAGCGGGCTAACGCAGCTTAGAAAACCCCCGGGTCTTTCGACCCGGGGTCCGCGGCAGGTGATGGCTTGGGGTCTGGAGGAGCGCCGCGGGAAACCTGAGCTTTACTGGACGCCGGCGCCCATGGCCTTCTTGAAGTCCCCTTCGAGCATACGGGCGGCCGTGCGGCCGGTCATGATTTCGCCGAATTCGATTTCGGAGATATCGACCTCGAGGGGGCCTGGGGTGAGCCCGGGGACGACGACCACGGGCCCGACGAGCCCGTAGCGTGTGCCGTTGATCGTGAGGGTGATCATCTGCACGAGTGAGGCGCAGTCGTGGTCCGTGGTCCGTGGTTCGTCCATGTGGTTCATTCCCTGATGTTGCGCTTAGAGTCGAGCCAATGCAAATCGAGCAGCAGTCGCTCGATGTGCGAGGACAGCCCGTCGCGTTCCTGTTTGAGCCCTTTGATTTCCTCGGCGAGGGACTCGAGGAGGACGTTTTGGACTTCGATGCGTCGGCGCAGGGCGAAGACATACTCCCGGAGCTGGAGGTCGTGGATCGGGATGGGCGGGTCGTCGGTCGAGTTGATCGCGGGGACTAGCATGTTGCGGTCTCCCTCTCGTAGTAGCCTTCTTGGTTCAGGATGGCGCGTACCATGCTCTCAGCGGCGAGGGCGTCCTCGACCAGCGGCCGGAGGGCCTTGGTCCGTGGCTCGTGGTTATAGCCTCCTGTGAGCTCGAGGGTGAGCCCTTGGAGGGCCATGTTGGCCTCGTGGAGGGCGAGGAGGGTGTCTTTGCGGTTCATCGTGGGGTCCCCCGCAGCCGGTCGGAGATGAGCTTGGCGTAGCCGGCGATATCGTCCCAGTTGTCGACCTTGTCGGGGTTGCCGTTGACGATACGGGACATCTTGCTGGCGATCATCTCGAGGGCTTCCCATTGGTCGTCGGCGAAGGTGCGGCCGTGGTCTGAGGCGTGGTCGGCCATGGCGCGTTTGAGGGCTTGGGCGAGGCGGGAGTTATCGGCGAAGGTGCCGTAGTCCGTGGCCCGTGAGTCGAGGATATCGTCGATGGGGTCTTTGTCCGTTGTCTTGAGGTCATCGAAGAGTGCTGTGGTCTCCTCGTTGCTGAGGAGGGTGGCGTTCCACTCGCGCGCGTCGGCCTCGGACTTCCCTGCGGCCTTCTCGCGAAGCTTGTAGGCGTAGGGGATGGAGATCCCGAAACGCTTGGCGACGGAGGCGACCTTGGCGCCGGGGCTGTCGTGGAACCAGTTGATGGCGCGTTGGGCGGCATCGGACTTCTTCAGTTTCTTACCGGATTTCATTGGGCACTTCCTTCTGTTGATAAAGATAGGCGACACAAGAGGGCGGGAAAGCCGCTTCGCCTGAGTCGTAGGCACAGGCCGCGGCGATCGGGTCGGAGGCGCTGTTGATGTACTCTGTTCTCAGATGCAAGTCGTACGCGCAGTACGCAAAAACACTGAGAAGAATAGAGCCAAGCACGCCGCAGACAGCAGCAAAAAACTTTATATCACTTTCCATTTCAATCTCCTTTCTAGGCTTTCTAACGATTAAAAGTAGTCTCTTCCGCCCCTCGAGCATCTCCAGTTTGGCTTAGGGAGATGCGGGTCGATGGGCCTGCGTTTATTGCGCAGGAACCAAGTTATACCCACAAAGACGGATAAAAACAAGAGTAGACCCAGTCCAGACATAAGTATCTCCTTCGTCATTTCTTCTTTCTCGCGGCCTTTATACCCCGCCTTTCCTCGAAGTGCAAGATGCGGTGGCAGTTGGCGCAGAGGGGGATGCACTTCTCCTCTGCCTCCTTGATGGCCTCCTTGATGTTGTGGTGTTTGACAATAAGCTCATTCACCGAGCGTTTGTTGTGGCGGATCACGTGGTGAAAATCGATGACCGCGGGGTGAGAAAAGCCGCAGTGGGCGCAGGATTGTTTGGAGCGGTAGTCGAGCCAGACCTTCTTGATGGAGGTGCGGCGCGCGCTCGACTGATCGATGACGTGCTGGGTGTTCTTCAAATACCAGCGACGCGAGTACTCGCGTTGCCGTTCGCGTCGGACGTTGGCGTCCTTAAACGGCACTAGAGCCGTCGTTTCCAGTAGAGGGCTCGTGCAAAGGAGTAGGGGATGGCGGGCTCGTAGAGCCGAAAGCCACAGGTGATGAGATTGTTGGCGCTTGATGCGTTATCCGTGGTGTCTGAAACCGCCCAGTTGTACCCCTGACGCTTGGCCCAGAGCAGCCGCGCGCGGATGAGCCGGCGTTGGATGCCGCCGCCCCGGGCGAGCGGTGTGACACCGCAGCGCCCGAGGTAGACCCCGTCAGGGATTTGTTGGGAAGGAGACAGACACGCGAATGCGACCGGCGTGCGCCGGTGGTGAGCGATCCACCAGACCCCTTCTTCCGGGAAGTACAAAGCATCGTGCGGCAGACAAGCCCGTTGCAGCTCGATGAGTGTCTCTTCGACTTCCGGGTTAGAAGGATCGACCTTTTCACAGACGACCTTCATAGGGCGTCAGTGTACGGAAGATCCCTGTCATTTCAATGTCGTGCCGTAGTATTTTAGGATTGTTTCAAGGCAGAACAGGTGGCCCTCGAGGGTCTTGATATCCAGGTCGCGATCGGTGTCGAAGATGGCGGAGCCTCTGCCGGCCTTGCGTGCCGCGAGGTCCGTGGTCATTGAGCCGTAGGTCGCGGTCAGTTCCTGGACGACGAGCTGTTCGATGAGATCGAGGGGCAGATCGAGCGTCACGGACGCGGGCTTGGACTTAGGGGGTTTGGTCAGGAACTTCCTGGCGCCCTTGTTGCCGAGGGTGCGTTTTAGGACGGCGTTACGGGTCATGGCTGCTCTCCTATGACGAACACTGGGGTGTACTCACCGACATATGAGCCGACCACGTTGTACTCCATCCACTCGATAGCCTCTTCGTGCGTCATCTCTTGATCATATATGAGTACCTCTATGCACTTTTTGTAATCGTACACGGCAATCAGTTTGGTGTGCTGCCATCCAAGACCGATCAAGGCGTCCTCAAAGCCGTCAGCGTAGAGCGTGTTCGGGTCAAGTGGTTCTTCGGTCACTTCGTCCCCCTCGCACGGATGTTGGCGGCGCACCGCTGCGCGATGCCCTCAATGGTCGCCTCCGCGTCGCAGATCTCCGCACACGCCTCCCGCTCGGCTGCTGCGACATATTCCGCATACCGATAACGCGCAAGACCATCACCCGCAGTGATTGATATGTTCACGGATTTATTCCACAGCGCGTCCAGTTCTTCGTGTGTCATGTCTTATTTTCCTTCAGCGCGGTACTAAGCACATCTATCGCAGCCCAAATCGGGCGTAACGGTTCGCACTCCTCACAATCCGAATCGCCACAGTCGCTGTCGGCGTGGCTGACAAGAGCGCGCAACTCTGAGCGCATGTGCGTAATTACGGCGCGGGGCAGGGTAATTGTTTCGGTCACGGCTGCGCCCCCGCTGACAACTGGACTGCGTACAATGCAAAGACGATGCCCGTCAAGAGGATGATGCCTAGTGTGACGCTTAAAAAAGTATGCGTCTTATCTGCATCTGCTAACTCACGGCGCACTGCGTTCAGTTCAAGATCTTTGCGGAAGAGCGCGTCCTTGAGGTGTCCGTTCTGTTGCACGAGGTCACGTATCTGTTTGTTGAGCCGGTCCCTTGAGTATTCCATAGTTTTATCGTTCATGTCCTAACCTCCTATTTCTTCGAAGAAGGGGGCCTTGACTTCCAGCCCTGCGATGTTTGTTGAAACCCTACAGCAAGGAGTGCCTCGGGGGTGCGGCATGCCCCGTCGACACGCTTGTGGCTGCGGAAGCTCTCGGGCGTAGCGAAAACCTGTTTGCACTCCGTGCAGCGACGGATCTTTGCGACGCTCATTGATCACGCGTCTCGAGCATGATGTCCGCGAGCCGATAGGCTTTATGCACGGCAGAGTACACAGACTCCAGGTCGTCTCGTGTCACAAGCCCTGACAATGCGTGAGCGGCGAAGTAATCGCGCAGCGTGAGGCCACCTTGGATGCTGGCGTCCCCGTCGTCGTTGACTACCCGATCAGGAAAGATGTTGGTCATTCTAGGTCTCCGTCGTCGTATTCATTTTCAGCAAGTTCCTCGATGATCTGGTCTTCGAGCAGGATGCGTTGAGATTCACTCAACACCTTGAGTATGTTTACTCGCGAGACCTTCCCATCGGGCTTCTCCAGTGAGGCATAAGCGGCCTGGATATCGATCATCGGGGGTAACATGACGCCCTTGACATCCATGGCCTCGAGCACCTCAAAAGTGAGTTCGACGCTTAGGCTTAACTGTGTCAGATGTTTCACTTTCTTTCTTCCTGTTAGCCTCAATGCGGGCGAGGAGCTCCGCTTCCTTATGCGTCTTGTCAAAGAGCTCGTCGATAAGCGGGCGTAGGATGGACCCCATGCCGGCCTTGTAGAACTTCTGGAGTTCCTTGATCTTCTGGTAGGTCTCCAGATGGATCATGATCGACTTGAACTTTGTGCCCTTGCGCTTTTCGGGCGAATAGCGGCCGGGGTAGCGGTACAGGCGCCTGCGCCGGTACTTCCAGACATAAGCTTTTAGCTTATCGAGCTTTTCTTTTGCCTCTTCATCCCCGTTTTCCACGCGTTCAGTCAAACGCTTAACTCCAATGCGTGGAAAGCGCTTGTTGAAGTCGTCGTAACTCAGGTTGGTCCACTTCAGACCTTTCGGCAAAACACTGGTGTCGCCTTTTTTCTTGCGGCTAGGCATACGGTTCTCCTTTCTTGTCCTCGACTCTACGCGTTCGATACCCTAAACGCAACTACTCTTTTGCCTCGCCCCATGAGGGCCCGATCTCCACATCCACCCGGGAGGGGACCTCGAGGGAGACGGCTTGGGCCATGATCCGTGCGGCTTCTTCCGCTTCGGACCGATCGTTCACGCTGACCGCTATTTCGTCGTGCACTTGCAGGAGGAGGCGGAAGCCGGCCTTGTTGAGGGCGACCATGGCGGCCTTGGTCTGGTCGGCGGCGGACCCTTGGATGAGGCGGTTGAGGCCCTTGTAGGTCATCGCACGTTTGATCCGTGGTCCGTATTCCACGACCGCTTGCTCGCGCGGGAGGGCCTTGTTGATGCCGTATTCGACGGGTTCCCAGAGGGGGAAGCGGCACTTTCGGCCGAGGAGCGTACGGATCGAGCCCCCGGAGGCCGGGTGTTCGATGCGCTTCATGACGGAGTTTACGGTGCCCTTCAGGAACGGGACGTTCATGTGGAAGCTGTTGATGAGCTCTGCGGCCTCGTCGAGGGGCAGGTCGAGGGAGTTGGCGAGCTTTTGCTTGCCCATCCCGTACATCAGCCCGAGTCCGATTGTCTTGGCGGCCTTGCGCTGGATCCCCGCCATATCTGCCACCATTTGGTGGAAGTCGGTGTCTGGGTTGTTGCGATATGCGTCTGCCATGCGTTCCGCTCCCGGGAGGTCGAGTAGGGTGGCATAGTGGACGAGAAGCCGAGGCTCCTGTGAGCTGAAGTCATTGGCCGCCCAGAGCTGTCCTTCTTCGGGGAGGAAAAGCGAGCGAACCATCGGACCGATGATTTCATGACGCGCGGGTACCTGTTGTAGGTTGGGGTTGTTCATGGAGAGGCGCCCGGTGACGGTTCCGCCGTCTTCGGAGCGCATCTGGTTGATATGCGGGTGGATGCGCCCGTCGGCGGCGCTGTGCTTGAGATAGGGCTCGAGGAAGGTGCCGTGGGTCTTGTTGAACTCACGTGCTTCGATGATGAGCTTGGCGATCTCGTGCTCATGGCCGTCGAGGAAGCTTTTTGTGAAGCTCGGCAAGCCGGTGGTGGTCTTGGGGTAGGGGATCCCGAGCTTGTCAAAGGCCTTGGCGATGCTGGCCGCGGCCCATATGTCAACTTTTTCGCCAGAAATTAACTTGATCTGCTTAATGTGTTCGTTTTCTTTACGCTTAAAGTCAGCGATGAGTTGCTCGCACTTGTCGCGGTTGAAGCGGATGCCCTGAAGGGTGAGGTCGATCAGCACCGGCAGCAGCTCGGTTTCGAGGGTGAAGATGGACTCGACTTCCTCCTTGCGCAGAAGCGCCTTCAGGTGGTGCCAGAGCTTGAGCGTGAGCGCCGCGTCCTGTTCGGCGTACTCGCCGACGTACATCGCCGGCAGTTTCCAGAGCTCCTTCTTGGCGTGCACGCCGAAGTCGGAGGCGGCGTCCTTCAGGCCCTGCTCGGACTTGACCTCCTTGAGGTAGTCAAAGCCGAGGCTGTTGAGGGCGTAGCTGAAGCGGTTCTCATCGATGAGAGGCGCCGCGAGCATGGTGTCGTAGACCGTGCCGTTGACCGTGAAGCCCGAGGCTCGAAGCCAGCCGAGATCGTAGGCGGCGTTGTGCATGACCTTGTCGCACGGCAGCTCGAGGACTTTCTTCATCCAGCGGTTGACGATGCGTTCGTCGAGGTTGCCCCCGCCCTGATGGGCGATCGGGAAGTAGCCCTTCCATCCGTCTACCGCGACCGCATAGCCGACGATGTAGCCGTCCTTGCGGGGCCATCCTGGCCCCATCGAATCCATGTGGGGGTCACACGTTTCAAGGTCGATCGCAATCTCCGTTGCGGAGGAGAGGTCTGGGAAACTGGCGGGCGGAACCCACTCGGAGGGTCGCTCGAACATAGGCATGGTCTTCAAAGTCTGAACCCCTTGTAAGAATTCTTGGGTAGAACGAAGTGTAAGGATTGCTTGGCGCGGGTAATACCGACATAGAGCAGCCGGTTGATGTCGTCGGAGTTCTTGTCGTACTCCTGCGCGAACTTGGTAGAGAGGTCGCCGATGAGGAGGACGTTATCCGCCTCGCCGCCCTTCGCCCCGTGGATCGTGGAGAGCTTGATCGGCACCTTGCCCGTGATCTTCACGCCGCGGCGTAGGAGCGCGATGAGGTAGTTGCGCTTGTCCTCGGCGATCTTCGTCAGCGCCTCGTGCCAGATCGCATCGGTCAGTAGGCCGTGGTCCTTGGTCAGCGAGGCGTGTGTATAGGCTATATCTACGCTTGCCGTTTTCAGCCCCTTATGTCCGCGTTTGACGGCGCTGGGGTCGAGGAACTTGTATATGGTTTTGACTGTCTCGAAAGGTATCTCCCCACCTTTTCGTAAGCGTTCCCAGCCGATGACGGCGGAGAGGACGGACTCGGGGATGCTCCGTTGTCCGTGGCGCTCGAAGAGCAGGCCTTGGGATTTGATCCACTCGTGCATATCGGTGAGCATGTAGTTTGCGGCGGCGAGCACGAGCCATTCGCCCTTGGTGATATCGACGTGGTGGAAGTCGTTGTAATAGGCGATCGCGCCGCCTTCGGTGCGGGGCTTCCAGATTTTAGGCTGACGCTTACGGATACGGTTTACGACCTGATCGGCGAGCGCGTGGATCTTGGAGGGGACGCGGTAGGATTGATCGAGGACTTTGACCTGGCCTTCCAGTGTCAGGAAGGAGTCGACATCGGCTCCAGCCCATGTGTAGACCGCTTGGTCGTCATCGCCGGCGATGTAGGTATGTTCGGCGCGTTCAATCAGCTCCTTGACGAGCCGCCACTGTAGCTGGGAGAGGTCCTGCGCTTCGTCGATGATGAGTGTTTTTAGCGACGGAAGTCTGTCAGGATCATCTAGGACTCTTTCCAGCAAGTCCGTAAAATCGAGAAGTCCGCGGGATGCCTTGTAATGTCTATACGCTCTGTCAACGTACTCGAAGTGGTGCCACTCGATCGCCATGCGGCTTTCGTTGTAGTGCTGGCGAAGATCCTTGCCCTTGATCCGCGCGATATTGACCTCGTTCAGGATGGGGTGGTCCGCCTTAATGGCAAACTCCTCTTCACCCTTCTCCACTCCCAACTCAATCCCCGCCTCTTTAGCGAACTCTGCGTAGTGTTCGGGGCCCATCATGTCCTTGCTGGTGATGCCGAGACAGCGATAAGCGAGCGAGTGCAGGGTACGGAACCACGGGAAGTCTAGGTCCGGGTTCAGCGCAGGGAATTTCTGGATCGCCCGATCACGGGCCTCGGTCGCGGCCTTGCGGGTGAACGCAAAGTAGCCGATCTGCGTCGGATGGATATCCTCCGCAAGTTCGTTTTGCACCACCGAGAGCAGGTAGGTCGTCTTGCCTGCACCGGGGGGACCGAAGACCTTCTCGACGCTCATGGCTCGATGGGCAATGTTGGGTAGTAAGGGGCAATTTGTATAGCGAACTGCTCGGGCTGTTCGGCCTGCTTGTCCTGTGCGTCTCGATAATCGTCGTATACGCCGACGATCGACACCGGGTGATCCGGTTTGATCCAGTACACGACGAACACCATGAGTTGATGGTTATGCATCGCCGTCTCTTGTAAGTTCTTCTTCCGCGGCAAGGATCTCTTCGACTCGATCCATCGCACACGGCCATACGATGATGGGAGTGGTTTCGCCGACATAGCCGCCCTCGATGTTGTAGCTGATGTACTCCTCTGCCTCGTCCAAGGAGATCCCGGACTCGTGCATGAGGATGGTGACGATGGCATCGCCGTCGTAGATCAGCGTGTCGATGCGGCGTGCACCGCCGCCTTCTGCTCGCTGCCACACAGTTGCTATGCCGACTAGTGCACTGTCAAAGCCGTCTATCTTGAGCATCAGAATGGACTCCTGCTTTTCTTCTGTTCAGGGGTGTCAAACGGGGAATCTTGCCGCTCGAAGCGGGGGATGCGCCAGCACCGCGTCGCGCGGTTCTTGAGGAAAAGACTGATTGGCTCGCCGCCGATGTCGCGCATGCGCTGTGCCATTTTTGGCAGAGTCATGCCCTTGAAGTTGTTGCGCGTGAGGTGTGCCTCGAGATCCTTCATGCGGAAATATGTGCGGCCTTCCTCGTCGTTGGTCCACGGCCGGCCGAGCAGAATCTCGTCCCGATCGAGGGCCTGCTGCAAGTGTGTGCAGAACTCCTCGAGGAGGTCGTTGAAGCGGCCCGTGACGGTGGTGTCTTCACTCGCGACCGTGATCTGCTCCGTCTCAACCATCTCGGTGAGCAGTGCGTTCAGGAGCTGTTCCCAGTCGGGCTTCTTCACCGCCGGGGGCAACAGGTTGAGCTTCTCGACGCAAGACTTCTGGAAGGCCATCTGGTTGAACAGGCTCTCAGTGTCAAGCTCGATGCGCTTGCCGTTGACGTCGAGAAACCAAAGTGGCGGTTCGCTCGCGTACTTCGAGAGCGCAGAGAGTTGCGGGGAGTCTGGCCCGTGGGCCCCGATCCCAAACTTGCGAGTCCTGCACAGGCCGCTATTGCAGAAGCTATTGAGCGGCGCGTCTTTGCACTTGTACCGATACTCCTTCTTATTGATCTGTTTGATCAACATCTGCACTTCGTTGTTCGGAAGCGGAGGGCTCACGTACTTGTAGTTGTACTCGACGATCAGGTTGTCCCACGTCGCCGGGTGCGCGCGCTTGAGGTACAGGCCGATGTTGAAAAGCGCGTTGTTCCGTGTGCCTTCGGGCACGCCTTGTGCGCAGATAGCCTGTAGGCATGGTGGGCCGTCCTTGATCGGTGATTCAGGGGCCTTGGGCTCCTCTGGAAACTTCAGGTCCGGGTCCTGCACGAACTGGTCGTACAGGGTGTAGAACTCTTCAAGGGAGGCGGCCTTCCCGTCGTCATTGAAGGCGTAACGCATGGTGTCGTCGCCGCCGAAGTACGGGAGGTTCAGGAAGTTGCCTGTGTCCCCGCGCTCGACGAGGATTTCGGCCTGTTTCGGGAAGATCTCGCGACCGGCCTCGCCGAGGAGCGCCGCGGAGGCCTTCAGGTAACGCTGCATCGAGGCAGCGGGGATCGGTTCTTTGACGAACAGGAACACGTGTGCGCCGCCTGACTTGCTGCGGCACACGACAAGGGGCAGCTCGAGGCTGCGTATCTTCTTGATCAGCCCTGCGTGATCGAGAGGGTACTGATCAATATCAATGCATCCCCAAATGCAGGAGTTATCTGCGCGGATGGGGATGATGCCCAGAGAAGGCTCCACGCCTTCAAGGTGCTTCTGCCAGAGATCATCAGTTGGCGGCTTACGAACGACAACGGCTTTGCCGGCTTGCTTGCCATTACCCTTGTCGCCCTCGATCCTGTAGGTCCCATAGGCGATGTCTAAGCCCAGAAATATCGCCTTGAACCTTGTGATGTCGGTCATTTCTGCTTTCTCGAAAGAAGGGGCCTACTCGCAGTGAGTGGGGGGAAATGGCACTGCTTTCGGCCCCAGGAAACATCAGAACGGTGCGGAACCCGAGGATGCCTCACCGTCGCTATCGTGCTTGGTCTTTACCGCACCGGAAGACACCGATGCCGCAAAGCTCTTACAAATAGCGTAAATGCTCTCGTCTTCGACAGTACCGATGCGCTCGACTTCCCAGCCGAACCACTTACCCTTGTCGTTCGACTCAGGCTGCGTGGACAGACGGTACATCTGGCTGTACATCGGGGGCGTGAACAGACCGTTCTTGCCCTGGAGCTTAACCGCTTGCATCATGCTATTCCACTTGCGGCTCTTCTTGAGCTGCGTGGACTTCATGACCACAAGCGCCGGGGACGGGGTGCCATCCGCGTCAACGATCATGACGTAGTGGTTAGCCGTGTTCTCGATGTAGTTGCCGTTGTCGAGGTAGTCCTTGTTGTCACCGGGTTCCCGATGGGTCCTGGACAGGATGTCGCTGGTAGCCGGGTATATATGGAGCGGCGCTCCAGATCCGCTACCCCGCGGGGCCCACTCGATATACTGCCTGATGTAGGCACAAGGAATCACGGTGATGCCCTTCTTGCCGTCATAAAGCTGATTCGTTACCGTATTCAGGATCATGCCGGGCAATGCGCCGTCAAGCTCGCCCACTTCCGGCGAGGTGTTCGTCAACAGTCGCAGGAAGGGCAGGGCGAAGTCGTCCTGATTCATCCCGGAGAAGCTGCTGCCGGCATCCTCCTCGAAAGCCGAGGCGATCGCCAAAGCGGTGGAGGATTGGGTCTTTTCTGCAAGTGCTGTTCTAGCCATGGTTCGTGGTCCTTTAAGATTTAATCGAGGCCTTTTTACCGATGTACGCGCCGAAGAGTTCCATGGGGAACTGCTCGCCACGTGTCACCCGCTCCTTGACCCAGGCCTTGAGGGTCGAGGGTTCGATTTTCTCGGACTGCTCGACAGGGAAACCCTGCTGACCAAGCATCCCGAGGAGACGGTTGCACAGCTCGTCCTCGCCGCGCCCGAAGCGCACGCTGACGGTGTTCTTGATGATGTCGTCAAAGCCGTGGTCCCTGAGCCATTGGAAGGCTTCGGCACGCCGGGCTTCACTGATCGAGGCGCTGTAGAAGGGCTTTATGTCGATCGAGCTGCCGTCATCCATACGGAACGACGTCATGCCGAGCTCCGAAAGCGCTTCCGGGATCGTCTCCTCGGTCAGCTTGCGGTATTGCTCTTTGTGCCCTTTAAGGACGTCTTCCGCATCGCTGATCTGCTTTTCCAGCGACTTGGCGCGACGGGCCAATGCGGCAATGCCACTGATCTGGTCGTCTTCGACCTTCAGGGCGTCCGCTTCGTTTTCAAACAAGCTCGTAAGGTTCATCAGATTCTCCTTTCTTGAAAAGATCAACCTCGAGGGGGATGTAGCGGCGTTCCCGCTTGTCCCACTTGAGGCACTTGAAGCGTCCATTGTTCTTGAACGCTGCCACCGCACAACAGATTCCTATTGCCGATGGATCGCCGATCAACAACAAATAGTCGTTGTCGGTGAATTTGTCCAGCTTACGCTGGATGCGACGTACCGTCGGTACGACAGAAAACGCAATCTGCGCGTTAGGCGGCAGGATTGTGTCGATTTGGCCGTAATCCTGAGCACTTGCAATGTTGTGCTGCAAGGTCTCGGAAACGACGTACACTTTAGGCACGGGGCAGTTCTCCTTTCTCAAGTTCTGGGACTAGTGTAGACTCGCGCTTCAGGGATTGCAAGCCCTGTCAGAAAGCGAGATCAACATGAGCCAATTTTTACAGACTTATCGGTTTAAAAACAAGCCTTTCGCGCATCAGGCCGCGTATCTTCAGCGGTTCTGGGACCATCAGGTCGCCGCCCTGTTCGCGGACATGGGCACTGGCAAGAGCTTCATGCTCATCAATAACGTTGCCATGCTCTACGATCAAGGCCGCATTAATGCTGCGCTGATCGTCGCGCCGAAGGGCGTGTACCGCAACTGGGTCGACACCGAGATCCCGAAGCACATGCCGGACCATGTGGTCTACCGCATGGCGCTGTGGGCAGCAACGCCACGCAAGGCGGAGGAGCAGGCCCTTGATTCGTTGTTCGAGATCACTGAGGACTTGAAGATCCTCGTGATGAACATCGAGGCGTTCTCGACGCCAAAGGGCGCGAAGTTTGCTCAAAGGTTTTTGTTCGTCCACAACGCGATGATGGCGATCGATGAGTCGACGACGATCAAGACGCCAAACAGCAAACGCAGCAAAAACACTGAAAAAACAGGCAAAACGGCGAAGTATCGTCGCATCATGACGGGCTCGCCGGTGACCAAGTCGCCCCTTGATCTGTATCAACAGTGCGCGTTCCTGTCAGAGGCGTGCCTGGACTCCCCGTCCTACTACGCGTTTCAGGCGCGCTATGCCGTGACCTTCGAGCGCCGCGTCGCGACACACAGCTTCAAGCAGATCATCGGCTATCGAAAGCTCGACGAGCTCAAAGAAAAGCTTGATCGCTTCAGCTTCCGTGTCAAGAAAGAAGAGTGCCTCGATCTACCCGACAAGCTCTACGTCAAGCGCGAAGTTGATCTGACTGACGAGCAAGTCAAGGCATACAACGAGATGAAGACGATGGCGCTGGCGCAGTTCAACGAAGGGCTGATGTCCACGGTGAACGCGCTGACGCAGTTGATGCGGCTGCATCAGATCGTCTGCGGGCATGTCAAGCTCGACAGCGGGGCCGTGCTGTCGCTGCCCAACAAGCGGGTGGACGAGCTGATGTCCATCGTCGAAGAGACGGACGGAAAGATCATCATCTGGGCCACCTACCGGCATGACATCGAGGCCATCAAGAAGGCCCTTCAGGGCGAATACGGCATGGAAAGTGTCGGTACGTACTACGGGGACACGGAGTCGGACGAGCGCCAGCGGGTGGTCGCGGAGTTCCAGAACCCCGAGAGCAAACTGCGCTTTTTCATCGGTAATCCGAGCACCGGCGGCTACGGCCTGACACTGACGGCGGCCAATGTGGTCGTCTACTACAGCAACAGCTTCGATCTCGAAAAGCGGTTGCAGTCCGAGGACCGCGCGCACCGCATCGGGCAGACCAAGAATGTGACCTATATCGACCTGATAACGCCCAAGACGGTGGACGAGAAGATCGTCAAGGCCCTGCGAGACAAGATCAACATCGCGACCCAGGTTATGGGCGAAGAGGTGATGAAATGGTTGATTTGATCCCGATCAAGCGCCTGTATCAGTACGAGAAGCTCAAGCGCATCGATTCGCCCGAGGGCCGGCGGTACGTCGACGGTAATGCAAACGCATTGCCTAGCGTCACCACGGTGCTGTCGGCGACCAAGGACAAAAAGGCCCTTGATGCGTGGGCCGCGAGGGTTGGTGAGGCAGAAGCGAACAGGATCAAAAACGAGGCGGCCACGGTCGGCACGCACATGCATGCGGTGATCGAGCGGATGATCGCGTACCGGGACCTACCGCGCCCGACCAACTGGCTCATGGTCAAGGGCTATGAGATGGGCTATCGGCTCGTCAACGAGTACTTCATGAACCTCGGGGAGATCTGGGGCTCGGAAGTGCCGCTGTATTACCCTGGCAAGTACGCTGGAACGACTGATTTGGTGGGCGTGTACCGTGGCAATCCTGCCATCGTCGACTTCAAGCAGTCGCTGAAGCCGAAGAAGCACGAGTGGATCGAGGACTACTTCCATCAACTCGCAGCCTACGCGCTCGCGCACGATGCGGTGCATGGCACCACGATCAAGCACGGCTACGTGCTGATCTCGCTACAGACAGGCGGCACGCAGGAATTCAGCACCAGTGGCGCTGAATTTGATCGCTACAAGGCGGCCTGGCTGGAGCGTGTTGAACGCTTCCTTAGCCAGGCATCGGCGGCACCCCCGCCTGCATCGCAGCCGCCCCCGTAATCGCATCGTTCGGGAAGAGCTGCTGGAGCATCATCCGGCTCTGCGAAGACGGCGGGCCGCCACTTGTCGGCGGAGGGCCCGCGGGCGGCGGACCTCCCTGTCCGGCAGGCATGCCTGGCATACCACGAGTCGTGGGGGCCGGAGGCGCGGTACGGATGCGGCGAGCTTCATCGCGACGACGAGCGGTATCTTCCCGTTGCTCTCTGGTGACGTTAAGCGCAGGAATCGTGGCGCGCTGGCCCGTCTGCATGAGGATGCCGGCAGCGCTGAAACGGTCGCGGACCTCGCGGAGGAACGCCAGATTTTCTTCATCTGTGCGCCCCTTGCGCAGCAAGGCAGCCATGATTTTCGGGTCCGCCGCCGCTTCCTTCAATGCGGCCAGGGCATTGAGCCGTGGCATTTGATTGAAGAGCTGCTGGGCCGTGCTCGACACGGCGCTGGCCGCGGCAAGCGAGCCCGGACCGCTTGGGATCGCATTGGAGCCCAGATGCAGCGCAATAAAGCGCACCGCAAAAGCATCCAATGGACTGCCGCCTGCCATAACGTTCTCGAGGAACGCACGGTTGCCCTTGGCCTCTTCGATGCGGCGCATCGGGATGAGCAAACGGCGAAGGTTCTTCACCTCGTCGGCAGTCATCAGGCCTTGCGTACGCAGGACGTTGATGATCGACGGCTGCCCCGGGGCAAGCGGCCTGAAGAGGTTGTCGTCAAAGGCCTTGACGCTGAACTGATTGCCCGTGCCGCCGGCCTTGGTGTACGCCCACTCCAGGATGGAGGACTTCAGCCCATCCAAAGCGGACTGGCGATTCGGGCCGGCCCTGTTGACCACCTCGATGAGCTGACGCACTCCGGCCACCGGCGTACGGCTTGCCAGGATGTCCGAAACTGCTGCGGTGGGCTTTTCCCCGCCCACAAGCACCGAGGCGAACGCTTCTTGGTTACGCAACTGCCGTGCTGCGGCGGAGTTGGGGTCTTTAAGTGCAGCAAGTGCAGTCTCTGCATCCAGCGCATTCGTCAGATCGTTCTTCAACGAACCGAACTTGTCCAATATGTTCTGGTTACGCGCCATCCAGTTGGCAAGCGCCGCCTGATTGACACGGCCCGTCTGCAGATTGACGATCGTCGGGTCCGTCATCGCCATGCGCAGCACACGCTCCATGGCATCTGTGACGGATATCACGCGCTCCTTGGAAGCCTTCGCCAGCGGTTCCATGTCCTTGAGCTGCTGCCGGACGATAGCGATCTGCGACGAAGGCGCCTTGATGGAACGAAGCTGCGCGAGCTGCTGCGTCAGCGCGTCATACTGTCGCCCGAAGAGGCCAACGGCGTCCTCGATCTGCTCCATGCGCGCAAAGGTCAGGTCGCTGTCGCGACCGAACATGCGGCTGACGAGGATCTCCGGCGGGATGCGCTCGGCACCGGCCTTGGTCACCGCCGTGATGTCACGAGCGTAGCTACGAGTAAAGTTATCGTTCAGCGAACGCGAGAACTGACGCGCGCGATCGTATGCCTTGGTGTTGAGCTGCGAGAAGTCATCGAGGATGGACTCGGCAAGCATGCCAAACATACGGGCATCACTCGGCGAGCGCTGTCCTGTGCTCGAGGCCGAATCGCGGGCCCAGCCAAGCAGGTCTCCACGGATGCGGATGAGCTCGTCCACCGGGGTCTTGTTGCCCAGCGGCTCGTAGATCGTCTTTCCGCCGCGACCAGGTCGCAGGCCGCCGATGAGGAACTCCTCGGGCACCTTTCCGGTTTCAAGGTACTCAGGCGTACGCATGCCACGCTGGTACGAAGCGATCGCCGTCTCGTTGATGCCAAGACGGCCCATGATTGAGCGAAGCTCGGTAGGCAGTGACGAGTAACGCTCGGGCGTCATGTTTGACGCCATGTCGAGGAACGTCGTCAGCATCTTCTTAGGGACAAGCGTCTTAGGGACAATCTCGCCTTTCCGCACGCGCGTGCTCTGTTGGAACGCGGCGCGCCAGAGCGACTTTTCGTAATCACGGACCTCGTCAAGCGCCTGGTTGACGCTGCGCTTGATGGTGTCGCCGATCAACAGGCGATTAGCCGCCGTGTCCGTTTGGATACGGGACACCGCGTTGGCGGCGTTACGCTCTGCGATACCGATTCGGCCAAGGATCATGCTGTCGTATGTCTGCGCCTGCATCTCTGCGGCAGCACGTAGCATGGCTGGACTGCCCACCTTCTGAAGGGCCTCGATCAGCGACTGCTGCGCGCGCATTGCAAGTAGCGCCTGATTTTCAACGCGCGACTTGAACATCGGATCGCCGCGGGCGAGGCTCAATTCAAGGATTGAGAGCCCCGGATCGCCTGTCGCTTGAGCCGCGGTTGGTCTTGCATCAGGCGGGAAGTCCTTCTCGAGCTGCTTGATGAGGTTCTTGTAGTAACGCTCGCGCAAGAAAGCCGCCCGTTGCAGGGCATCTGGCGTACCAAGTTGCTCGAGCTCACGGATCGGGGCAGATTCCTTGAGGACGCCATCCAGGATCCCATACAGGCGATTTGCGCGCGCCTGGTCCACCACACCTTCGCTGAACTGGCGGTTGATGACGTTTTTGACCGTGTTGTACCCGGTCCCGATACCGTTCCAAAGCAGGCGGCCCGGCGTAAACACGCTCGCGCCAAACTCAGACGCAAAACGCACCCCAGCCTCCCCGGGGTAGAAGGCTTCTGCGGCACCGCCGGCTGCGCCTGCCGAACCCGCGGTCAGTGCCTCTGCCCCGACATACGTCTTCGGGTTACGGCGCGCCATGCTGGAAGTGTAATCAATGAGCTTGTAGAGACGGGACCCGACATTATTGCCCGTATAGACGGCTGCGGGCGTGCGGAGAAGGAATGCGGCCGGACTGGCGGCTAACATGCCGCCTGCGGTGATGGCCCCCTCACGATACGGAACAAGGTCCTCCCGCGGCGGGGACGGAAAAAAGTCTGCGAGCGTATCGCTCAACAGGTACGTGCCGCCGTAAGCTCCGGCCGCAGCAATAAACGGAATAGTGGCGGCCAACGGAACAGGAAGCGCGGCAGCGGGGGCGGTCGCAGTGAATGTAGCCGCAGCGGCCACTGACGGCGCACCATACCGAACCGCGCCCTCTGCGAGGCCCAGCCCCACTTGCGAGGCTTTTTCCCCAACTGTCGGACTAATGGATATCAAAGATGGCGGAAGCGGAGGCGTTTCTTCTCGAAGCGGGTCAAAAATCACGCCCAGCAATGAGTCAACGCCTGGTTCAGTGATTGGAACCAGACTCGGGGGCAGTTCCGAAGAAGGAGCTGAGGCCCCCATTGCCACAGTAGCGGGAGAAATAAGAGTCGCTGCGACGGCATCAGAAATTGAAGGCGCTTGATCCGTGGTCGGTACAGCCTGATCCCCCTCTCGTCCATCAAAACGAAAAACTCGATTGCCAATCGTGACTTCAGAGATGCCCGATGACTCAGGAGGAGGTGCCGAAGTGGGCTGCATATTCGGCAACTGCGAAAACAACGCCTGTCGCTTGTCCACAGGGATGTTGTTGAACGTGTCCGGGTTCATAGCAAGCTGTGGGTTTAGCCCAAGGTCCGCTATAGACGCGCGAACGGTAGCCACCTGTTCCGGGGTGAGGTTTTCAAACCGAAAACGATCCGAAGGCGTTGCCATGCTTATCGGTCCTTAATTCTTGCCGGGGTTGTCCCCATCCACAGAACTACTTCGACATCAGGCGGAAGTTTAGCAATCTCTTCTTCGCTATACACGGACGGCGGAAGATCAAAGTAACTGAGAAGACGCTCAAGCGTCGACACCTTGGCCCGTGCCTGAGTACGCTGTTCGGGCGACAGCGTCGACCCCAGCGTGCCCGGACGAGTGTCGGACTTCTTGCGGTAGTCGTCCAGCACTTGTTTAATAATCGTGGAAAGACCGATAAGATGCGTCCCGTAGGCTTCTGGATCATTCCAAGCCCCGGGTTTGATCTTCAACATACCCTGCACCATGAGCTGCTCTGTCACGCTGTTCTGCGCGCTCTTGAGGAAGGCCTCCGTGGCCTCCTCCGCAACAATTTCTGCCTGTGAACGCGCAAGTGTGATGTCGTTAAACGGATCGCCAAGCCCCGGAGTCTGCGAAACGGCTGCATAAACGGCCGCGAAGGGGCCTGAAACTTTCGAGCGATTGCGCCACAACGATATCGGAGCTGTCATCGCCACTTCCCGCGACAAACGTGCGGGCTCATCAGCAGGACGATCCGATGCACGCGCGGTGCCCGCCTCGGTTTTCTGTTCTCCGCCCGGCGAAAGCAACGGAGCAGGCGCTTCGACCACCTCGCCAGGAGCCGCCTCGTCGCGAGGAATATCTCTCGTAACCGGCTCGCGATTAAGCGTGACCTGCGTACCGGCAGGCACAGTACCGCTATTACGCATGCGTTGCGCGTCAACTATAAACTGCGGGAGTTTCTTGCCCGGAAGAGTTTCATACCGCCCCGTGGGCAACCGGGAATCGGGGTCGAGAACGGGCTGATACCGCGGCTCGGTGTAGCTCGTGATCGCCGATGCAAGAAGGTTGTTCTCCTGCGGCGTCGTCTGCCCCGCGGCATACCGTTCGGCAAGCCCCGGCGTATTGAAGACGTTCTGCTCCCAGTCGCCCTTGCCAAACGGGCTGCCTGCCCCGCGCCGTTCTGCGGCCTTGAATCGCGCATCTGCCTGAAGAATTGTGTTGAGCACCGCTCGCTTCTCTGAAGCAAGCTTGGTGTTGATCTGCTGGATCTCATCACGATCCTTCTCGCCCGCCTGCAACGCCAAGAGCTTGAGCTGACGCTGCGTCGTCTCGATGTCGTTGACGCGCTTTTGAATGGCAGCGGGAAGATTGCTGAACGCCCCGGCCAGCCGCGACACCGGCGAGCCGCGGAGGGCTTCGCCGCGCGGGCCGCGGTTCGAGGCGAAATTAAGCGCCGCCCCGGCAATGTCAAACAGCATGTTTGCCTTGGTGGCCTCACGGTCCGGGCCAAGCATCTGCTCGTACTGAGGAAGCCGTGCCGCCATCGCTTTTTCAAGCGTCGGAACTTCTTGCGGGCGCTGGAACAGCGAACGCATCGCCTCCATTTGCGCCATTTCAGTCATCTCAGGAGAGTAAAGCATGCCCGCGGCAGTGCTTCTTTCGTCATCCGGGGTCACGCCCTCCTCATCGGACCCGTCCTGAAAACGCTGGACAAGCCCGCCGTCCTTCATCTGGATCGGAGGCAGTCCTTCCGGCGGAATCGGCTGGCCATCCGGCCCCGTCATCGGCCCCGGAGGTGCCATGCCGCCCCCAGGGGGAGGGCCGGCAGCAGCGAGAAGAGCGGCCATGTCACCGCCAGCAGGCGGTGCGGCTCCGCCAGGAGGAGGCGGCGGAGCACCGGGAGGCATAGCTCCCATGGGTCCCCCCGGGGGCGGCGGCATTGGAGGTTGTGGCCCTTGGGCCATGGGCTCTGATTGGGGGAGCGCGCCGATCCCGCCGCCCTGCGCGAGCACCGGCTGGAGCATCGCAAGGACAGAATCGGGAGTTTCGGTAGCGGCCTCGTATCCCACCAGATCGGCAAGCTCTTCGCGACGCGCATCGACCGAGCGCATGTCGCCGCGAAGGTTGTTCATAAGGATTTCAGGCGAATCGACGCGACGGTTGAGCATTTTTGCGGAAACTGCGTCGTCGGAGTTTTCCTCCTCTTCGCGTTCGTTCTCTTCCTCGCCAACATCGTCGAGGAAGCCCTGCATAATGCCGACGTTTTCGTAGTCGTCCATCATCTTGTCTTTCATGATTATCGTGGCCCCTTAAAAGAGTCCGGCTGCTTTTGCGCCCGCCGCGGCGGACAACCCCGCCAATCCGATGCCCGCCGCCTGCTGGAACGGGCTCGCCGAAGGTTGGCTGACCGCGGATGTTGCCATCTGCGTGGACGGCGCACCGCGATAGATGTCGGAGAGGAAGGCTGCCTGCTGGTACGGGGAGTATAGGCGCTGCATCTGCGTTGCGCGCTGTGCATCGAGCGACTGCTGGTTGAACGCCTGCTGCGCCTGCCCGGTGTTGTACAGGAAGTTGATATCGGACTGCTGCATGCCCTGCGCCGCTTGACCGATGCCGAGCTGCTGAAGGCCCTGCTGCCCATACTGCGCGCCCAACTGACCAAGGTTCTGCGCTGTTTGCTGGCCGATGCCAAACTGCTGCCCCGCCAGCGAGCCAATGCCCTGCGCGATGTTCTGGAACTGCCCCGACTGCTGCCCGTAGATGCCGGCAAGCGCCTGCGCAGCGTTCGTGCGCCCCGCGCCTTGCTGCATGAGCAGGTTGGCAATGTTCTGCTGGATGTTCGATTCCTGACCGGCCAGCGCGCCCTGCTGCGAAGCAAGATTGCCGTAACCCTGAGCAGCCTGCTGGTACAGGCCCGCGGCGGACTGGCCCAAACGAGCCTGTTCCACGCCGAGCTGACCAAGGCCCTGGCCCGCAGCGATCTGCTGTTGCGAGAGATTGCCGTAGAGGCCCGCGCCCGACTGCCCAAGCTGCGCCTGCTGCGCGGCCTGCTGGCCTACGGTCTGGCCGATGTTGGCGATCTGCCCCGCAGCCGCCTGTTCGGCCGCCGCGCGCTGCGCCTCGAGCGAGCCCATGGCCTGCCCGGCCTGCACTCCGAGCTGCCCGATCGCCTGACCGCCCTGCAATGCACGCTGCTGCTGCTGTTCAAAGGAGGCCATTGCATTGGCCTGCGCCTGTGAGTAGCCCTGAGAGAGGAGGTTGGCAATCGAGCCCGCCTTCTGCTCCATAAGCCCGCGCTCGAGTTCGGCACGCTGCACGCCTTCGCGCTCGCCGCCAAAGGCCCCCGCACGCACCGCCTGAGAGGAAAGCCCCTGCTGGGCGATCGCACCCTGACGGCTGATCTGCCGCATCGTCTCGTCGATGACCTGCTGACGATACGGGTCCATGAAGGCCTGCGCGCGCGAGGGGTCATAGCCCCCCATGCCGCCACCGATGCCGCCAAGGCCCCCCGCCAGCCCAAGCTGGACAGCGCCCTGCGCACCACCCATCTGCGGCACGCCACCGGCGCCCGCAGCACGCTGGGCAGCGTTTTGCAGAAGCTGCTGCGAGCCAGAGAAGTCCGCGCCCATGGCCCCGGCGGCCATGCGCTGTGCGTCGGTGACCCCGCGCATGCCCTGCCCGATCGCTGCCGTCGCCGGCGTAAGATCCGCCTGCGAAGCGCGGGCGGCCATGTTCTGCGAAGTGGCGAGCGCATTGACGCCAGTGCCGATGTCCTGGTAGGCCGCGCCAAAGCGCCCCGTCGTATCCGACTGAAGCGCACGCTGGCCGGCAAGATCCATGTAGCCAAGGCCGGTATTGATCTGGCCAATACCGCCGCCCATGCCCGCCGCAGCGGCTCCAGCCTGCCGCATCGCGGCCGCGGCGTCCCCAAACTGTGCCCGGGTGTCGGCGCCACGGAGAACGTCCGCCGCCTCACGGGTCATGCCCATGCCACCGGCAATTCCTTGGTTTGCAGCGGTCACATAGGGGCTAAACGCCCCCACCCCCTGCTGTTCGGCAGCGCGCATCGCGGCGATCTGCGCGGGGGAGAAGCCCGCAACCTGGTATCCCGGGATTTGATCGGCAAATCCGGGCTGGAAGGCCAACTTTTGCGCTTCCTCAAGCAGTCGAAGCTTGTATGCCTCGATTTCCGGGGCTTCTCGGACAATCTGCTGCTGGACTGAAGTATCTGTTGCCATTTATTTGCCCTCGACCTTGCCGCCTTCCAGCATTTTCATCAGTTTGTACATGCGCCGCGCGCCTTTGCGGCGACTTCCGCCGCCGGCGTTGCGAACAGCGCGTGCAGTGAACACAAACTCCCCGTCCGAAAGCATCGCCGGGATCGAATCCGAGGTTCCCGTGCCGGGGCCGTCGATCGGGCCCGTTTTACGCGGGAAATGGGTCGGTTGACCACCGTCACGCAGCCCCTGGGCGGCCATGATCCCCTGATTATTTTGCTTGTTTAGCGTTTGAACGGCCTGTCCCGCGGCCATTGCCGCCTCCGGGCCGCCGTACAACAGCCCTTCGGTCTGCGCCACCTGGAAAGGATCCTTCGCCGCCTGCTTGACCGCATTCGTCACGGCACCGCCCTGCCGATACCCAGTGGGGCGCGCCGGCTGAACCGGGTTCCCGTACAGCAACGGCACGCCGTACGTCCCGGAGACGTTATACGGCTGCGGGATGCCTTCCGGCATGTTCGTCGGGGAGCCACTCGGGGTGAAGTACCTCGGAACAGGGCTCACGGGCATCGTCGGATAAGGCCCGGGGGCCGTGGGGCTTGGGCCGCGGTTCGTGTTCAGTGCATCAAGCCCATACGACGGGGTTTCCACCACCGGGTTGTAGGGCTTCAGCACCGTGGGCGTGAGGCCGCCGGCGAACTTTTCCGGGTTGTCGCGGATGTAGTCTTCGCCCGTGTAGTTACGATCGAAGAGCGGGTTCTCGTCCGACTTCCCTGCTTTAAATCCGCCGGCGAGGCCCGTGACGGTGAGTGCTGTTGCGACACCCGGTACGTACCGACTGAGTTTGCCCTCGAGCTTAGGATCAGGATTGACAAGAAACGCGTTCTTGAAGGCGTCGTATGTCGGCTTCTCGCCGCCCGGGGCGAGGGACTTGAGGTAACTCCCCATGCGCCCAAAGGTGGTCGAGCCCGGCGCTGTGGCGGGGGCTGCGGAGACGTCAGTAGCCCGAGCCAGCTCCTGCTCAAACCTAGCGCCCGGGGCACCGGAGGACGTCACGTAGGGCACCGAAGAGCCAACGGGCTGTGTCTGCGGAGCGCCAGCGCCTGTCGTTTCATATGGTCCGCTAACGACACCTCGCATCGCATCTGGATTAGGCGTATCAGGGCCGCCTGCAACCATGTCGTAGGCTTGCCCAGCTTGCGCCCGCACGGGAACTCTTTTCCCGGTGACACTGACCTCTTGAAGCTGGTCAGCTCCCGGAGGCTTATAGGACATGCCCGCCATGACGCCTGACTGAAGGCCCATGCCAAGGGCTTCCTGCGTGCCCATGCCCGCGAGTTTGCCGATGCCAGCGCTTGTGACGCCCGCACCAATGCCCTGCGCAAGCTTACCCCCCTCGGTAACCCCAGGGATCTTGCCCGCAAACTTGGCGACGCTTGAAACCGGATTGACGCCGAACGCCGTGCCGCCCGCACCGAAGTAGCTCGTTGCGGCAGTGACCAACAGGTTCTTGGCGTTAATCTTTTCCCCTGCCATGGCGCTAATAGCCGCGGAGCCTACGACAGAGGCGGTAGCCGTAGCAGCGGCAGCGGCTGTGGTCGATAGCGCCACCCCCGCCGCTGTTGCGCCAGTGATGGACCCCATAACGGCCGCCGCGGCCGGTCCGAGGACCGTGGCAAGTGCGACCGTGGCGATTACGCGAAAGATCGGGTTTTTAAGGACCTTCTTGACCGCCTTCTTGACGCTCTTAAAGATCTTCTTCAGGAAGAATTCAGGCAGGCCGGTCTTGGGGTTGATCGTCCCGGAACCGCCCATGGCCTTGAGAAGCCGCGCTTCCCCCGGGGTGATATGGGCAAGGATCGAGTCGCCATTGCGACCCTGAGAGGCCAGATACTTAGCTACATCGGCCAGGCCACCCTGGGCCATGGCCATCGGCTCAAGGCCTTCGACGGCCGGCGACATCTCCATCGGGGCCTGCGCGCCCTGAGCGCCGGAGGCCTGATACTCGTTGAGAGCCATGATGGCAACGCCGAGGAAGGCCGGGTCGTACTCTTCCGGCAGGTCATCGGCGTCCATCATCCCGGTGTCGATCAGGCGCTGGCGAAGCTGCGGATACTCGTCCGGCTTCTGCGACATGTACTCGAGGACCTCGAGTAGCGCCGAAACCTCAGCCGGGCTGAGGTCCAGTTCGTCAATGCTTTCCCTGACCGCCTGGCGGACAGCCTCTGCTTGCGCAGGGTCGCCCGAAGACATGCCCAATGCCGTCAGAGCGGCGTCGTAACTGTCCGCGCTCGAGACGTAAAGCGGCTGGTCCGTGGGCCTTGGATCTTGCATGGCTTGCCCTGCGGGCAGGCCCATGATGCCTTCATTTTCCATAGGGGTCCTTTCCAGTTTGTGCCAATGACCCTACAGGGGGTCGCGCGCCGGGAAAGGACGCGAAGATGGGGCTGATTATGGGGTAAGTTGTCAAGACTTGTCCACTTGTCACGAGCGGTCGATTTCTAGGTAAGAGAGGTAGAAGTGGACCGTCGCAATGCTGGATTCGACCTGAAGCGAGTCCCCTGCCTCGAGCACGCATGGGATGCCGTTGAAGACGTCAAACGTGCCGTTCACCGAAAGCGATCGGGACTTCTGTAGGTAATAGGTTGTGCCAGTCCCGATGTGAGTCACTGTGATTGCGGCCACCCCGGTCCCGGCGTTGGTGACACGCAGAGAGCGGACGATGGCCGAATTGGCTGCAGGCACGGTGTACAGGGCCGTTGGCGTTGCCGCTGCAGGGATGGAGTATTTGCGAAAATATTTATTTGCCATCTGTGTCTCACTGAGTCAAATCGTAAAAAGAGATGGAACCTATACCGCCCCCGCTGCCTCCACCGCCTGTCGTTACAACACGTGCTGCCAGCGTAAATGTGTCACTAACACTTGCTAAAGATGCTCCAAGCT